ATGCAATTGAAATGATTCCAAACTTTTCTGCCAAAGTAAGATTAGATAAGTTAAACATTATCATTGCTGAACAGCGTAATGTTGCAGTTGACGATTTAGCAATCAAACCACCAGGTGGAAAATCTACTCAACTTGCTGAAGTGGTAGAGATTGCAACAGTAAATGAAGTTCCATCAGTTGCTCCAAAGGTTGATGCTACTGCGCCGGTTGAAGGAGATACGCCAGAGATCGTTGCCAAACGTTATCGCAGTCAAGCAGATAAGTTGGCAAAAGAAGCTGCACAATTTCGTAGACTAGCAGAGGACTTGGTACCGACTAAGAAAAAATGACATCCAAGAAACTTTCAAAGGATGTTATTGAACGATGGCCCGAAGTATTTGAAGGGATACAGTTAAATGTAGTTCCCTTAAAATACTTACACTCTATTCAGATACATTTTAAAGATAAGAAGACCTGGGACATTGATATTTCTTCTAAAAAAGAAGAAATGACTTGGCAAGATGTTGAGAAAAATATTCACGAATTATTTGCACAATATCAAGACGAAATTGAAAATGTAGATTTTAAACTTAATACTGAAAAATTAAAAAGTGATATAATCCAAGGTACTTCAAAATTCCTTAAGAAAAGAAAATTATAATGAAAGTTAAATTAATATCATCAAGTAAAGCCAGTAGAGAAATGGTAAATGAAGGTATTTACGATGCACAAGAGCTTATTGCCTTTTGTGCAAGAGTAAGTAACCCAGCTAATCAATTCAATACAGAAACTAGTGAGAAATTAATCAACTATCTAATCAAGCATCAACATTGGAGTCCGCTCGAAATGGTAAGTGCTTGTTTAGAAATTGAAACCACACGTGATATTGCAAGGCAAATTTTAAGACACCGTAGTTTTAGTTTCCAAGAGTTCAGTCAACGCTATGCGGATCCTACTAAAGACTTGGACTTTGTCATACGTGAGGCACGTCTGCAAGATACAACAAATCGTCAAAATTCTGTTGTAACTGATGACGTTGAATTGCAAGCGTGGTGGGATGCCAAGCAAAAGTTTATTATTGAAACTGTTAAACAAACATACGCAGAAGCTATTTCTAAAGGTATTGCTAAAGAACAGGCTCGTGCTATTTTACCAGAAGGTAATACAGTAAGTCGCTTGTACATGAACGGTACTTTGCGTAGTTGGATTCACTTTATTGAATTGCGAAGTGCAAACGGCACACAGTTAGAACATCAGCTGGTTGCTCGCGAGTGCGGACGAGTCATTGCAGAAGTGTTTCCAATGGCATCAAACCATATTAATTAGTTGTAAGAGTTATCGCCGGGCCACAGAGGCAACTTTGTTCCCGGCGACCTTTTGGGTATTTTACTGTCAGCACTACTTACACAACTAGAAGTAATGCATGATTTAGGACCATCAAATAAGTTAAATCCAGTTTCAATATTGCCTAATGGAGCGTCATGACAACTATAGCTACGTTTGATACTGCCGTCAGGTTCACGTATAATAATACTACGGTATCCGCTTGAACATTCCCAATCTTTAAATTTATTAAAGTTAAATGCATTAAATCGTTCAGCTTGATCCATGTACCAAACTTTTTTATTTTTGTCCACAAACTCTACTTGAAAGTGTTGCGGGATAGTATCTTGTGAATATATAGGATCTGGAACTTTCTTAAATGTGGGTTCTGGTCTAACTACTAACTTAGCTTCTGCTGCCTTTGCTTCTGTATAGCCACGTTGCGGCATTCCGTTGTGTAATACTTTAAGCATTTCTGGAGTATACCCATCAACTACACGACTAGCAGTGGGATCACTTTGAGGCTTTAATGTTACATTAATTCCACGATTGTGAAAGTATAATGCGTTCTCATAATCTTTATCAAACCATTCAGGAACCATTACCATGTTAATAGTTACTTGAACATCATGTTGCTGACATAATTCTAATTTATCAGCAAACTCACTCATTTTTTCTTTAGTATTAACGTGTTCAGTATGCAGGCTAGCAGTGATACTTGCTCTATGAAATTTACTAACTGCCTTACAATATTCATCTCGATGCCATGCTAAACTACGACTCATATTCGTTGTCATATGTACACTAGTATAGTTTGTGTTTTCTGAATCATTGTTTAAGTGATTCAAAATGTCAATATAACCAGGATGAAACGTGGGTTCGCCGCCACTTAAACTAAAATGGAAACTATTAAATCCTCGGTCACGAGCTTGACGTTTAATCTCGTCAACAGTCTTTAAACACAGCTCAGTTGGTCTATGATCTTTTTTATCGCTTCGTGCGTAAGGCCAGCAGTAACTACACTTATAATTACAGAATCTGCCTAACAGCCAACTTACTGTGAATAAGTCTCTATAAAGCATTGTACGTTGTCCAACACGTACTATATCGTCATAGGGTATTTGTGTAAAGTCGTATGCAGATGTTTTTAAATCACTCATTAAGATTGAATCCACATAACTTTGGGTTTTGTTTCTACAGCATTTTCAAACACTTTCATGTCAACGTGTCTAGCCATAACAGCTTCATATTTGCTTTTATCAGAACTTTTGGGAGCGCATAGTCCACAACCACAAGTGTGTTTGGGACATATAATTGTTGGCATTGTACCAGCTTTTAAATGCTCTTCTAATTCTTTTAGAATTTTGTCGCCTTCGCTTAACTTACCAATTGGTCCGCGGGTTTGACCAAATTGTGCTTGGCATGTTTGATGATGGAATACACTATCAGTTTGTTGTTCAATGTGCATAAAGAACCAATTGACGCTACAATGCCAACCTTTAAATTCTCTAAAATCTACAAACTTGCTTTTTCTATCAACACCATCTTGACTTAGACACATGGTTCTACTACCACAGCACGGTCTACCTATTTTTAGACCCAATTCTTTCTTTTCTTCACTCATGCTGCTTGTACCTTTTTAGTGTTATTTGACCAATAATCTTTCATCCACTGTAACTGTTCTTCAGTGTATTGATGTGCAAAATTGCTTTTACTGTCTGGTTCTTCGCCAATAATACGTGGAACATATTTTATATCGTTGTCATCTAAAAATTCACATAGCTCAACACATTCGTCAAAGTATGCGGCATGAAACATCACATTGATACTGATACTACATTTATTAGCAGGGCCTTCTTTATGAAACTGAACCATACGATCTCTGACTTGTTGTTTAAGTGTGTCATCAGCCTCTGCATGGTAACTAACTGTTATGTGTCCAAAATTTTCCATAACTTTCTGAGCCATTTTTTTACTCATTGCCCCATTGCTAGTAAGAGCAAAATTACACTCGTACTTGTCTTTATATTTGGTCTCGTATGCTTCTTTGAGGTACTTGGCAAAGGCAATAAAATTTGGATTTACTGTTGGTTCACCGCCAGTAAAACTAACACTTGCCCTCTTGTAATCTCTATAGGTCATGTACAAATTTACATACTCCAACATAAAATCTGCATTTTTGATTAATTCTTCTAACGTGGCATGTGGGCTAAAATTGTCATGCCTATGAGCTGGACAATAACTGCAATCGTAATTACAGCGTCGACCAATATCCCAAGTTACTTGGAATACATTGCCATCAAGCAAATCAACTGTATCAAAACTAGCCATTAAATATAATCCTTAAACTTTGGTTCTACATCGCACAAATTTTCTTGACGAATATTGTCTAATTGCTGTGTGTATTTTATAAATTCATTCCAGTGTGTATCATAATAATTATCGCTGTTCATATAACTTGTTACGCCTTTAGAAATATCTTCTGCTTGTTTAATTACATGCGCAGGATAATTATTATCTTTTACCCATTGAACAAACTCAACAAACTTAACAGTGACATCTTTTTTGTATTGTTCTGGAAGGACACGTACATTTAAATGTTTTGGATGATGTGCAACATGATGTGTGATAATTGGGCGTTTTTGTGTGAAGTTTATTTTCTTTAAACCGCTTTCTGTTAATTTCCATTTCATAAAATCAATCATATGATTAACATTATACGCTGTTACTGTGAACGCAAGCCAACCAAAAATATTATCTGGCAATTGATCAACCTTGTGTAAATTATCTAGTGTCTTTTGCCACTTAGCAGGATGTCGTTGATATTCTTGCATTGCACCCATACCATCAACACTTGCACCAACACGAACTTGTTTAAAACTTTTCCATAAATTTGTAACACGAGTAGGAAGTGTACTCATGTTGGTATTGTACTCAATAATAATATGTTTTGCAGCATCTTTTTCAACACAACGTTCTAAGAAATCATAATGACGTTCAATTAGCATGGGTTCACCTCCCGCAAAATATACGTGTTGGATATTATGTATGTTTGCCTCAAGTTGTTCCCAAAATGGTTCGTATTCTGGCCAGTCAAAAGCTGGAACATTCCCGTCAACAATTTCCATTATTCCGCCAGTATCTTTAAATTTATTACTGCCAGTTAACTTAATCCAATCATCGTACCATGCATTACTATCTGTTGGGCCGCACATACGACATTTTAAATTACAAAAATTTCCAAATCTTAAATCATAATAAACTACAGGAAAGGTTTCAGTGGATATACTACCATCTTCAGCAGTTTTACTACGTGCTTCGTCGATAGTTAACTTCCATTGTTCATTTTCGTATGTGCGTCTGCTAACTAACCCACTTGTTTCTTCGTTTTTACATCGTCCACATTCTTCGTTCCACACACCATTTAACATATTAAGACGAATTGTTTTCATCATACTGTTGTTACGTGCAAGGTCTAAATTATCTTTGCCAGCGTTAAATGCAGTGCCATCATCCTTGCGTATTACACCTTGATTTTTAGTCACATTTGCTTGACAACAAACTCGCATATCACCGTTTGCACGAATAGCTTGGAAGTTCCAAGGGATTGGGCAAAATGTATTACTCATTTAGGTATCCTAGCTACCATGTCAGGAATTTCTGTTTCTGCCCAGGAACGTTCTTGACACCAAAAACACTTGCCACAAGTTGGAACATAAATTCCTGGCTTATAATCTATAAGGCTTGGGAAAGTCTGACTAACAATTGCATCAGATAAATCGCCCTCGCAACTACGTGTAGTTTCATATAAATCTACAATTTTAAACAAGTAATATTGTGCAAGTATCCAGGATTTGTCAACTAACAAAAATGGTAAGAATATGTGAGATCCATTTCTTTTTAAAATTAGTAGAGGTTCTTTTTTATCAGTGTCAATTCGACGTGCTGGCGGTTCACCGTCAATTGTATAGCTTAACGGATTGTGAGTAGTTGCATTAAATATAGCATCAAATTTATATTTGAAAATACAATATGAATTAAATTCATCAATTTGAATTTGATCACCAGCTCGTAGCACACCTTTAGACATAATAATTTTACCCATTGCACCATCTTCAATTCCTGGAGCAATAAAATTAGTATGACGATTTTCAATTACATCAGGAAACATTGATTTTAATTTATTAAAAACTTCTTCCGATATAGGTTCTTGCCAAGGTCTAGTATCCCAACAACGTATATGCGTGATAACATCTATTTTACAATCTAGTTTATTATCTTGAATAATTTTACATAACAAGAATGTGAGACAAGCACTATCTGCTCCACCTGATAAATTCACTCCAATTTTTTTCCAAGAAGTAGAAACTGGGATATCTAATCCGTTAATACGGTGTAATTCTAATTTTGGTAATTCACCACCGTACATTGCTTTGTACTGTGATTTCATTTTGTTATACAAACTATTACTAAATTCAAACATTAAAGATCTCCTTCATTTCTGGGAAAGTTTCTGCAAAGCTAATGCCACGCTGTGCATCACATAAATCTAAAAATTCTTTCATTTCTGGAAGTCTAATGGTCCAATCTTCGCTTTCCATAAATTTTAACATACCGTCTAATCGACTAATACCATAACTAGCATTGCGCCATTGCTCGTAAGTCACTTTACCCTTGTGCCATTCTGGTACACCTTTTTCCCAATTAGCTTCCCACCATGGATAAAATTCTTCGTACTTCTTGCGGCATTCTTCTTTAAACCATTTAGGCAAAACTTTTACATTCAAGTGAGGTGGATGATAAACAAAATGATAATTTACTCCACCAGCGCCAAATGGCCACATATTAATTTTCTTAAAACCTTGTTCTAATTTCCATTTAATAAAATCAGGTATGTAGTAGATATTTAGAGCTTGGACTGCACACGCAACCGTAACTTCTGTATTGCTTGGTGTTTGTGTATCTAAAATATGAAATACTTCAGCAGTCCTTGACCACTTGCTAGGATAACGAATGTAATCATTCATTTCCTCAATACTGTCTACACTATAATGAAAACGCACAAGTTTAAATTGTTTCCACAAATCAAACAAGTCATCTCTCCATTCTACACCGTTACTGTTATAACGCAATTCTAAATTTTTTGCATGTCCTTGACGAATACACTCTTCCAAAATTTCATAGTGTTCTTCAATAATTAAACTCTCCCCGCCTGCAAAATACAACTGTTGCATATTAGGAATTTGTTCATAAAACTGCTGCCAGAATATAGGATTATTTTTATGCCAGTTATAACTGCTACCATTTGTACTACCTTTATTTGACCACAACGTAGTTTGTTTTAATGTTGAATTTTTAATCTTTGGATGTATTGCTTGCCAATCTTTAATCCATCCACTACTATCATGAGGACTGCACATTACACATGCTAACTGACATTTTGTTCCAAATCGCAAATCAATATAATTGAGTTTAGGAGGAACAGAACCATCTTCAGCAGTGTCGGCTACCAGTTGATTTAAATCTGTACGTTCCATCCAATATGCAGTTTCCCACATACGTTTGCTATTATGTCCAGCTGCTTCTTCTTTGTAACATTTAATACAACTAGGAGGTTGTTCGCCGTTAAGCATTTGCTTACGGACATTGCGCATATAGGTGCTGTTCCAACTTGATTGAAAATCGCTAACATTTAGATTAGCAGGTTTGCCTTCTTCTGTTTTTAGAATTCCAACCATACCCCCATGTTGTTTGTCGTTGGTTGGACCAACACTACTTGCATTGGCCGTACAGCATACTCGCATACTTCCATCTGGACGTGTACTTAAATGCACCCACGGCAAAATGCAAAAAGTTTCTGATGGAAGTTTAGTTGTTGGCTTAGGTGTTGTCATTTATAAATTTAATCTCGTTTTGATATGCTTTGTTATTGCCGCATGTTCTTATACATTTTTCAATATGCATTTTATGTGAAGGATCCCAACTTGCTTCAAGTAGACTAGAAAACCACTCATGCGCCAGTATATCATCAATACTGTTATTAACTAGGCTATTCCATCCTGGTTTGAAGTCTTTAGTTAGTTTTAAAAAGTCATCTCTATGAGTATGGGCCAATTGCCATAGGAAACAACACGGCCACATGGTCAAGTCTGATGCTATAAAAATTTCACCTTCATGTACTAATTTACAAACTATAGAATCTAAAATTCTTTTTTTCGTTGATTCATCATTTACTACATTTCCAGTAGACTTTCCTATTATTGGAACAAATCCTGTAGATGTAGAATATGTATTAATAAACTGTTGTAATTCCTTAACTTGTTCTATTTTACTATGAGCTTTATCACTTGCTGTTGTAATAACAAAATCTTCTTTTATTGTTTTTTTAGTTGTTGAGTCTTTTTTAGGCAACTTAGCAACCCAGTCATTAATAGTGTTGCGAATACCTGTTCTAGTAGCAAATTTAAAACCTAATCTACTAGCAGCCTGTCGTGCAATTTCTAATTCGTGTTCGTTATGATCAAACACAATAAACATCCAAGTAGCTGATGCAAATCCTTTTCCGCCCATAGCATATGCAGTCATATTTCGTTCAATAACATCAAAAACGGTATTGACTCGATAGATATGATTGGTTTCTTTGTGCCCGTCAACTGCAAATACTACATTAATTAGTTTAGTTTTAGAACTAATTTCCCCTAGTTCTTTCCACCATGCTACTGTTTGATAACCACCGTTAGTACTTATTTGACAATAGCCGTTATGATCTGTTAGATATTTTACCATATCTAACATTTCAGGATGTACAACTGGATCTCCTAAAACTCCACAAAATTTAAATTGCTTCTTGGATATTTCTTTACTAGTTGGAAATAATCGTTTAATATCATTCAATGAAAAAGATTGAATTGTTAGTAGTTCAGGCATTCGTGTGCGTGTACAACCTGGACAGGCAGCATTACAATCGCTTGTAATTTCTAACTCGATCTTTTTGATATTATCAATGTTCATTTAAACTGTTCCGCAAAGGCATCATATTTACCACAGGTCTTAGCACATACAGATAATTTTCCTTCCGCACAACTGGGCTTGTTCCAGCTATCTGGTATAATCTTTTGAAAATATAGACCGTCTACAATATTCTCTAGAGTATTGATTTTAGCATTAATACTGTCTTTTCCAACTTGATTTATTGCGTCCCAGATTTGTGTTCCTTCAGAACTATGATACCAAACATACATTTGACCCGCTGTCCAGCAACAAGGTTGAATAATTCCTTCTGCGCTCACATACACACTTTTTTCTTCAGAAACTTTACAGGTTATGTTTGAAGAATCTAAACTTAATTCCATTTTAGACTTTTTAGCAGGATCTAAATTAAAACGCTGTGGAGTTTGGATTGCTGTTGCTTCAATTTGTTTAGAAGGAATATACTTAACAGTTTCCTGTTTGCCTAAAACATCACTTAGTTTATCCAACACCCCATTTCTGTATTTAGGATTAGTCGGTGCTTGTAATAAAGTTGTTGCACCTTTACGATTGGCTGCTTGATGCACTTCTTTTGTAACCCCGCTAGTATTACTAAAGAATCTAGCAGACTTTTTAAACTGGAATTTTTCAAAGCCCATTACACGACTTAGTTCTTCAGCAGTTTCAACTTGATGTTCATTGTGTGCAAAAACAATATAATCCCATCTTGCTCTGCCACCAGCATCAATAAATGCTTGTGCATTTTCTACTATCTTAGACCATACTGTATTTTGTCTGTATAAATGATTTGTGTCTTCTAATCCATCAATACTGAATACAACGTATGCGTTCTTACCTAACACCCTTGCTAAGTTTGCCCACCACTCAGGCTTTTTAGCACTGCCGTTTGTATACATTGTAAGATTCATTTTAGGATTGTGTTCTCTAAAATATGCAAACACTTCTAATGTATCTTTGGCCGCAACTGGATCCCCAAAATTACCGCACATATACATTCTATCTAACTGTGAAATAAATTCAGGTTTAAAAATAGTCTTGCAGTCATCCAAACTTAATTCATTGTCTTTGAGATGTGGATTATCTTCACCGCCATTAATATTCCTTGCACACATAGGGCAAGCGGCATTACATGCTTCTGTAATTTCTAAATGAACTGTTTTTAAATCTGAATATCTATACATTAAATGTCCATTAATAATCTTATATCTTTTCCAGGACCTACTTTACTAGGCATATCACCGTGTTGTTGGACATACCATTGTATTACGGCTTTGTACCAATTTTGACTATTATGATGTGCTTCTTTATTAAACTTATGAATATTGTTACTTGTTGCTTCAAACGTAGATAAGGCTCTTGCTGCCTCTACTTGTAACGTTCTCAAATCCAATTCATCTAAGTCTATCATGGTCTTCCAATAAGCATATAACGCTTATACCCTGTTAATTGTAACACACCTTCATACAAAAGTCTAGTCATTGGAAACTTTTTCTTCATTTCTCCCATGCTGTGTATTGAATTGATATGATCTTCAACTTCATGTAAGTTATTACTTTGAATGACAAATAATGGATCCGTTTCTAAAGGTCGATTAACAAACTTATGATACCAATCTTCGTGAAAATGTTCTGCGCTAGTATTCACAATTAAATCAGGCGTAGTTTTTTCGTTAATTTCTTGACCAGTAGTATAATTTTTTATTTTATACTGACAACCTGTTCGATATAGCCAGCTCATATCTGTTAAGTCTAATTCTACAGACTTAACTTGATAGTTATTAATAAAATCTATATTAAAGATCTTATCACTAATTTCACATGCATTAGGATCAATATCAACAATTCTCATCTTATCATAAGAGATGTTGGCTATATCAAAAAACTTACGTAATTGTCCGTACCAGCCAGCTAATAAAAATACAACTTTGAAATCTTTTTGTATTTTTGCCAACTCCGTAACTAACCAAATTTTACTTTGTACTTGGCCCCTACTAAATGCGTCTTGTAATGCAACTGGGTTATGCCCTTCTCTATAATACTTGTGGAATGTATCTAAAATTTCATTAGGAGCATATTTACGCAATGTATTAATAAACTCAACTATCCCAGCACCGTCATTAAATTTTATAATAGGATTGTCTGCATAAATCATATGCATTAGAAAATCTACATATTTTTTTGACTCTTGATCATTGGCAAACGCAAAATAGTCTTCCAATCCATGTAGCCAACTAATATTATCAGTATTATTTTCCATTACATTCCTTATTAAATTGTTCAGCTAGCCAATCAAAGTCATTGATTAATTTTAATGCTGTCATGTCGCCTTTATTTGCAATACCGTATCTGGTTCCTGCCTTTGCGCCAGCTAATGCATATTTTCCATATGGTTTGTCTGCGCCCACTGTACACCACGCCTGTAATCTAACATCAGTTTCTTCTGATTTTTGTCTATCAATTACTTTACTAGATAATTTAACGCATTCTCTAAACGCACTTTTCCAAGTATTAAACTCATCAGTGTTAAAAGCAGTCACATTACTAATTACAGGCACTGCTTTAAAATGCTTACTAATACTAGTTGTCATATCTGGCTTGCTAGTATCCATATTAATTGTATCCAATCTAGGCAGAAGTTTTACTCCACCGTTCCCATATTCTAAATAGTTTACAGGGTTTAAACTTCTCCATACGTGTACAGTTTCTAGCCCACGAGATTCTAGTTTATAATCAAAATCAAAACTATCTAACACTTCTGCATCACCATCAACCACCCAAATCATTTTTGTAAAACATTTTTTAGCTGCAATGATATGAGCATTGTGTATCCCTTTAACTCCATGAACACGTTTTGTCATAGGAAATCGATTTTTTAATTTTAGCCAGTTTGATTCTGCGTTTGGTTCGTTATAACTGATAAAGACGATATCAAACATTACTTGCTCACTATAAATTTATTGGGCATTCTAGGTGGATTAACATACATGGATTTAAATAGTTTACTTTGTTCGGCAGTAAACATATCTGCCATTTCTAATTCTAATTCGTGTACGAGAGTTTCTCCAATTCCCATAATTTCATAAGGTAACATTTTATCAGTTACTTTTCCATCATTGTTTTCCCAGTAATTGTTTAACCATTTAAAGTCACGTACATTAACATAATCCCAATCTGTACAATTAGTCATGTAGCAACCTTGTCTAGCACCATATATTGCCCAAATGCCATTAGGCACATCTGCACCTATGTGCATCCAGACCATCAAACGTTGAAAATTCTTCCAGTGAACTTGCTTAACAATATTATCAGCTTTAGATCCCTCAAGCAATCCCATTTTGACACCTTCACGAAAGCCCGCACGCCAGGCTTGCTGTGGGCTTGCATTATTATGCACGTCACTCATGCATTGTTCCATTTGAATGTAATTAATATCCCAACAAAAATCCACTTGGGTCTTAGCATTATCACTTTCCGCAGCCTCGTGGGTCTTCATATCTAATACTAATTGCGTGGGCCAACACTTAATACCACCATTACCATATATCAATCCGTTAATAACATTTTGTGCGCCCCAACTAATAACACTTTTATCAAGTTCAACGTCATCTTTAAATTCTATAACCTGTTCTAAAAATTCTGGACGTACAATATTGTCCCCGTCAATCACAATTAATCTTGGAGTACTACACAATCTAGCACAGGCCTTATGTGCTGCATCACTGCCCTCTACCCCGTGTACACGTTTAGCCCAAGGAACTTTTTTTAACAAGTCTGCGTAATTTTTTTCAGCGTTAGGCTCATCATAACTTAGATATACGATATCACAGTCTATTACTTTTAATGTACTCATGCTACTAACAACCCATAAGATTTAAAATAACCAAAAGTTGAAATGGTAAAAGAATCAATATCTTCTTCTAAACTGGATTTAAAATGTAACTTATTTCCGTCTTTTATATTGGAAACTTGTATGGTAATTGTTTTAAGCAAGTAATGGGGGTCTTTTACTGTAGTTAAATAAAAATCAAAAGTTGTAGATGGATTAATTTTAGATATCATAACTTTAGCATCATCACTTAATAATATTTCCCAACGTTTTTGCTTTTTTTTATGAATGATTGTAAAATCTGTAATACCCTTATCAGTCACTCGAGGGATTTCATAAATCAATGCACTGGATATTTTAATAGACTCGTCTTTAGTCTGTAATGCATTATCAAATTTAAAATAATCAATATTATATCGACAGTAATCTTTTTTTCCGCTTAAAAAATCATGCAATCTAGACTTTGGCACTTCTAAGTATCCACCAGTACTGGGTAAATTAGAAATGCCTGTAATAGTTCCAGCTTCGTCATGCCAAACATACATTGTTTTAGGTATTTCTGACACTGCTTCTGCTTGTAAAATTTCTTGTAATGTAAGTGTATCCATATTAATATCTCAATGTGTTAATAATGTTATTTGTCAAAAAGTCATCCTCAGTGTAATGAAATACACCAGTTTGTAAAAAATTACCAATTTTTAACTGTTTATCTTGATTAAAACTAATACCTATTTGATTTATCCAAGACGAAGGGGGACTGTCCCACCCCTGAATTGCTGGCTTCATGTGTACAAACGATGGAGAAACTTTAGATGTCATTTCGTGTTCTGTTTCCATAAACACTAACGCAAGTGCCGCATTGACATCCATACTACAAAATCTTTGTTTTGTATTAGGTAAGAATTTATCGTAAAATTGTTCCCAATTTTTAGTAATAACTTCTAACCATTTATAAAATTCGTATCCTTGCACTGACTTCTTAAAATAATGAACTCCAGTATATACATTAGGTAGGTTATTTGCAGTAAAAGTTTTTCTGTAATAATCATCACTAATTTCTCTACCTTTATAATCTTTTACACACGAAGTAAGACATATTGATTTGTTTTTAAGAAATTCCCACCAATGATCATTCGATGTTAATAACAGCATGTCAGTATCATATATCAAACTTTCTTTAAACGGTGTTATATGTGCAATTTTCCACCTGTTTTCAACTTTCCATGTTTTTTCTTTAGCATCATCACCCCACGGTATATCTAATATGTGGTCAAATGTGTGTCTGTAATCATCAGGCACTGTATCATTTGTAATTAAACAAGTCTGATTATGCTGTTTATTATTCAATTTGATAGATAGTGCAAGAGCATAGGCTTGTGTTACATAGTTTACGTTTGAGTTTTGAGCTAGGAATACATGACCTTTAGACATTTCGTATAACCCTCAATAAGCTCTGTTTATTCATAACATGTACGTCTAAAGAATTGGTACTAATTGCAGTGTATTGATCTACTGTATTTTCTTTATTAACTAGCAATGTCATTTTGTTATCAGTTGCGCTAATTAAAATGTCTCTGTCTAGGATATAGCTCAATTTATTAGCAATAGGCATGGCAAAATCACCACTAGTAAATCCGTTCATCATATGAATAGCAATGCTAAACGCAATATCATTGCGGTAACGTGTACTTGGTACTCTATACAATTTAGCATAGTATACCCAATTATCTTTAATGTGTTCAATTAAAGTGAAAAAATGTTCAGTTGTTGAATTTTTCCTAAAGAAAAATACAGTAGCCCAATAAAAAGGTATGCTAAACTGATTAATATAATCAAACTCGCTGGTATTTCTCCACGATGCTAGATCATTATATTTGTTATATATTAAGAAATTATGATTTTGATCCCAGCAATATTCAAGAAATGATGAATTAATTATAAAATCACTATCTATTACTAGTGTTTCATCATAAGGACTTAGGTAGAAACAATTTGCTCTGTTAGAATTTTTCCATACTAGGTTAGAATAACTATCAGCGCCATCATAAAATTTTTTAACTTGCGTGGTTGTGTCAACAGATTCAATGATCTTATCAAATACATCTACATCGTTGGGGAAAGTCTTATATAGCCATTCAGAACTATCAGTTACTAGACTAACTGGTTTATTTAAAAAACGTTTTACCCGTTTGGCTGCATATATCGACAACTCCACATAGTCAACTTCAGAATTATTAAAGGCAAATATTAATACACCTTGTGTCATAAATCTAACAAACTCTCAACTGATCTACTATTTTTGATTTTTTGATATTGGGTTTGATAACTGTTTGTCGCAGATGCATACACTGACAATATGCTGTCTAAAAATTCTGTTAGTGAGGGGATGTCTACTGGAAGATTATTGTCATCAAGAATGACTGAATCAGTATGATCAAGATCAATTAAAGTTTTTACAAAATTAATTAATTCTCTAGTGACTTTGAATGTTGCGCCGTTAAAAAAATAAACGCAATTTTGTTGATATTCTTCGTAAATTACCTTTTTTTGATTGGCCAACGTTGTTACAAAATTGGCAATTTCAAAGGCTTTTAATAGCTTGTCGTCCATACGGACCTCCTGAACAATAATTATACTATCTTATAATTATCGTGTCAAGAGCTATAAGGGTTTATATTCCGGATTGAGTGAATGCGGGACTAGGAACTGTTACGTTTGCTGATGCGGCTCTTGCAATTTTTACAATACTAGTTAGTGTACCAGTAACTTGTTCATCAACTCCAGGCCCTGGTCTACGTCCAGGTCGTTGATCTCCGAGGTCTGCGTCATCAAACTCAATAGTAAACGTTAATACTGTAGCAGTATTGTTAGCTGCATTCTTTTTAACTAGAATTCTATATTCGTTTTCTAGGTAAACCCCAGGAGTTGTTGGTTTAACAAAAACATATTGATCTGAAGTTGTCAACTCATACCAACCAATTGATGTTTTTGGATATCCGCCCGCGGCTTCAGTACCAGTATACGTAGTTCCGTGGGCTGCAAATTTAATTGTCCCCATTGCTGTTAGCATTTGATCCCAACGACCACCTTTGTCATTAGTTCCGCCTGTATAGCCAGTAATAGTTGCCGAGAATTGAAATGATCCGCCAGCGTTAAAGAAATGTCTTGCAGCATCACCAGATGCAAAAGTTATTGTAACTGTATGAGTTAACTTGCCATTCCACGGACTGGTTCTTCTAGAAAGTGTTGGATCATATAAGTTAACTGGTGGCGCTTCTGTAAGTGCAACCGTAAGTCGATCTGTGCTACAAAGTGAAGCAAAATCTTTATATTGATTAGCAAATGTGTCATCAATTAAGTCAGTAGTTGTAGGCAAAGTTAAACTTACGCTTTCATTTAACCCCGTTTGATGCTGACGAATTTTAAGCAAATCAGTTCTCAGTGTATTCCATTGACTAACAGTTACTTTAACATCTGCTGCAACTTGTGCGCTACCAACTGCTTGCCCGTAACCAGAATCAGAAAGACCAGCTCCAAGTAAGAACTCAGTTGTACTTTGAATGTTATTAAAGTCAGCAGCATAAATTATGTTTCCAGCTGCTTTTGGGAATATCCCTGGTGATCCGATTGGCATAAGTAAGTCTCTTTATTCTGTGATATTTATATTATAAAATTAATGCTTCAACTAATTTGACCCCGGTGTCATCACTAGATTGTAATGCAACAGCAAAAACTCCATTTGAGAGTGGCGCTGCTACTACTGCACAGCCATTATCAGAAGCAATCAACTCGTCTCCCTTTTTAATGGCTCCAATTACTTTAACTGGAACTCGGCCTTTAAGAGCAACAGTGGTACCACCCTCAAGACTCTTGTTCATTAAAAATGCTGGATGCGCACTTACTGCCCCAATTGCACGTTTACCTAATTTACTAGCAGTAATTTCTGAAGTGCCGCCAATCATCACTACAGTTCCAATGTCATATTCTGCATCAGCTAAGTATTTTTCTGCCAAGTCAGCATAGTATGCCTCAGTAGCTGTTCCAATAAATAATCTTGCCGCTAAATCACCGTCTACTGTTCTTGCCGCAATGGTATTGCCAGTGTCTGATGTTGACGCTGCTCTAGCATTGCCTGCAACATTAACTGCATCTGCTGTAGTAGCAGTACCTTCAAACGATACTGCATATACTGAGGAAAATCTTGAAGTTGATGATCCAATGTCTGACGTATTATCTGTACCAGGTAATACGTTAGGTCCAACTAATTTCATAGGGGTGTATGTTGCGCCAGAGGTAGTTCTAAATTCAATTGTACTGCTTAATTGATTTTCAAATACTGGAGTAGTGCCTTCAATGTAAACCGCAATATCATCATCGTTACCAACAGTATAGCCTAAATCACTAAATCTAATGGCAACTGACGGTAGTGTAGAAACATCATTTCTTACAAAACTTGAAGCTGCTACACCACCCAATCTTTCTGAGTTAGAAGCTGTTCCCCAGAATCTATAATCAGATCCAGTAACACCGCGGGCGTCAGCACCGGCAGTTACGTTTGGGGTGTTAATTAAAGTTAGGCCTTTCTTAATCACGCTAAACCCAGCAATTGCATTTACAGAATTTTTAAGGGTAAATTCAGTAGGAGAAATAATATAAACAGTTGCACCATCTACGACTGCTTCAATGATGGCATGTAATCCATCAGTAGTATCTGTAACACTACGTGATCTTAATTGAGTAGTGTCTGCATCTGCTACTGCTTGCGGTCCAATTAATGAAAATTGGTCATCGGCTTCGTTCCAAGCAAACAATTGATTAGTATTTGTGTTAAACCAGAAATCACCAGTAGTTAAACCAGTTGGTTCAGCAACCCCTATTTCAGCGCCGCCAGTTGTACGAAATTGTGTTCCGTCAAAGAATTTTAACTTACTAGAAGTAGCATCAAACCATATTTGACCAGTAATTTTCTTAGGAGGAGGATTTTCTCCTGCAAAGTTTTCCAGCAAGAAAACAAAGTTTTCGTTCTGAATTTCCCCGTAACCAGCGTAGTTTTTACCAACAAGTTTAATATCTAAACTGCTGTCTACGGTACCGTCTTCTACGGTAGCTGCTAAATCTTGATTGTATTTGTTAATATTGTAAGGCATTCCTCACCCCTTTTGTATATTTATGTTAAACTGGCGCCACTTGATTGTAAGCCCAGCCTCTGTTAACCCCAGTGTAGACCAGTGTAAATGCCCCACCTTCCTTGTTTGCTTCTAAATTTGACGTTGCTCCGTTGATTTTTCTTGAAAATGTATCTCTAGTTATTGTCAAGTGATTTGTGTCCCATCCAGTAGTTGAACCATCAATAAAAGACACTTGCCAACCAATTTGTGGGTTTGCTGGCAATGCAATGCTAAAAGGCGCCAGAGTGGTATCTGCAATGATTTTATCACCATTTACCGCTGTGTACGCAGAGCTAATTACTTTCCAAGTTGAGGTAATATTACCAGTAACGGTTAAACTGCCATCAATAGTAGCGTCCCCGCCAACATCCAATGTAGTTGTTGGTACTTCTTTAAAAATACCAACATATTGATCTACTGCATTTACAGAAATTGCTTCAACTAGTAATCCAGAACTCGATTTAACTTTAACTACAAAACTTTGTCCTGAACGATTACTCACTATCTGAAATGATGACCCACTAACTCTAAGTTCGCTATCTTGATTACCAAGTATTAACGGAACTGGGTTTTGAATAGTTAGTTGACCAGAGATGCTAGAACTTGCATCAGTAGCCACAAAACTAGTAGTAGTTTTTATTGCGCCAGATGGGTCAACTAGTGCATCAGCTTTACTAGCAGTTACATGAAATTTCATGTTGGATAATGTAGAAGCGTTAAACCCTTTTTTAATAATACCAGCGTATCCTTCATTGGTCAACTGGGTTGCTGCCGCTGCGTTAGGAGTAAATTCTTCTTTACTATAAATTCCTAACAATACTTGACTTGCCCACATCTTAACAACTGTTTTTAAATTTCCTGCAACATCTAACAAGCTAACCACTTCATGTCCTGAAATTCCTTGCTCTGCGGTATACAGCGGGCCAGCTAAGACAGTTTCAGTTCCATCGTAAAACCAAAGTTGGTTAGTTAAATTATTAATCCATAAATCTCCCTGTATTAAAGTTAAGGGAGTATTTGCATCAGACGATACGATAGGACCGCCGCTTGTTCTAAATTCAGTACCTGTGTAAACTTTTAATCTATTATCGCCAGTATCAAACCAAATTTGACCAGTTATAGGATATGTAGGCTGACTAGTGTTGGCAAAATTTTCTAAAAGTTTTATTAAGTTTTCATTAAACACTTCGCCGTAGTTGGAAGAATTTTTACCAATAAGTGTAAGATCGGTACTAACTTGATCAATAGTGCTATCGCCTAATTCAGTAAGAACAGATCCGTTTGTTTTATTAATAATGTAAGTCATTATGCTACCTTCCCAGTAAATATAATGTAATTGATTGTTTGATAATGATTAACAATATCAACTGGGACATTTAGAGTCTCTGATACTAAATCGTCTGTAAAAATGCCGCCGCTGTCAGTCATTAATTGACCCTGTCCTGTAGCAACTAAACCATTGGATGCTTCAGCATTTGTGTCAATTGGGGATCCAGCCCTAGGGGCAAACGCATAGTACTGTGCTCCAGCATTACCTTTCATATCATGAACGTGTTCTGGTAAATTATTACGAGTCAATGATACTGAACTGGCGCCGCCTGTGCCGCCAATCTGATCTGCTGCAACTTCAGTAATCCTATCTGCTGGAATACTTCCTCCACCGTTGGACATGTCATCCCTGCCTAACGGAAATCTCCCTCGAAGATCAGGGAGTGCAAATGTGCCTGTACCAGTCAATAAACTTATTGATTTATAATTGTATTGTATAATTGCAAATAATTCAGGGTATGTGGAAATTAATTGTTCACTGCCGTCGCATAGCAAATACCCTAGAGGTACTACAGTTCCAGCAAACGGCATAATTACACCAGTTGGTACTAAGGGAATATTTGAAATTAAGGAATTTTTGGATAATCTTCTTAACGACCCAGCTCTACTAATTAAAAATTCATCAGTGAGAAAAGAATCAGTGGTTGATGTTTTGTTGGTAATAAAACTACTACTAATAACTGCTGTTAATACTACTTTTCCTGAAGGGGTAGAACCATTAAAATTGATTGCAGCACTTACAACATCACTTGCTTGCTCTACTACGCCTAGTGCAGATACCCTATCTCCTAAACTAAATGCAGTTGTACTCGTCAATGTTGTAGCAGCACCAGAAATACTACCGTTTAAGAAACCAGTAAAGCTGCCGCTAATTGTGGTAGCATCAATATTATCTGCATAGATATTACTCCATCTATTAATAGATGTTCCAAGATCATAAATGCTATCAGTTCTTGGAATAATGTTGTCTACAACGCTAGTTCCAATGATGTTTAATCCGCCGCCGGCTCTAATTAATTTTGCTACGCTTACGCCTCCAGCAGTGACAATACTGCCAGTTGACAAGCTAGTAGAATCAGTAACGTTAGTTAATAATAATTGATTGCTTGCTTTAATACTACCTTCAACATCTAACGCTTCGTCTGGGTTTGTTTTATTAATTCCAACTCTAGAGCTGCCGTCAATTCTAAGAACAGTTGGGGAGGTTGTTCCGCTTTTAATTTTAAAGTCAATACTAGAACCTGAAACTCTATTATAAACTACTGCTGCATTATTTTCAATTGAAATTGACAGCGCAGAGTCTCCGCCAATACTAATACCTGCATTATTTCTTACACTAAATCCAAAATTAGTTGTACTTGCTTCATCTTTTCTTAAAAAGTTTGTGGCTGCTACAGTAGCAGAACCAATAATTAGTGCTTCAGCTTTTTCTGATATCCCCCAAACTTTGGTACCAGTCGCAGATGCTTTGAAATTAGTTGTTGATAAATTTGTACCTTGTCTAATTAATGGGAACCCAACCGTTGACGCTTTTGGGGTAAATTCAGTATCGCTAATAATTACAACTCTGGTTCCATTTACAAATAAAGTTAGTACTGGAACTTGAACATCGGCAGTTGATGTAATTAGTTCAACTTTTGCACCAGTTGCTTGGCCAGCACTATATTCTGGTCCCACTAGTACCCAACTTGATCCATTATAAAGATGCAGTTGTTGCGTTGTAGTGTTAACCCAAAGGTCACCAATAACACTAGTAGTTGGTGCGGACGAAGATTTCTTAACAGAGCCAGCTGCAACCCAATTGGTGTTATCCCAAATTTTTAATTGATTGTTAATGCCAACCCGTGTATCGTACCATAATTGGCCAGCAACTGGATTAGGTGGAGCAGAGGGTTTTGCAAAATTTTCTAGTAAATGCAAAAAGTTTTCAGCAATAACTTGCGAATAACCCGCATAGTTTTTACCAACAAACTGTACACTCTTTTCAGAGTTTAATGTTTGGTCATCTACTGTGATTGGAGTTTTAGTTGTATCTGTAAAATTTACTTGATAACTCATCTTATGCTCCGGCTATGCCAGTTAAACTTTGTATTCTAACTGTGTAATCAATTTGAATTAATCTATTCAATGATTTTTGTACTGGATGAAAAATCACATGTGTTAGTAACAAACTTGATCCAGTTGAGCTATAACTTTTTAGACCCAATTCGTCAAACACTGCTGGGCTTTCTGCATCAGTAGTGTTGTCAAATGCCAACTGACCGCTGATGTTTTCGCCGTAATCTAATAAACAAGTAATAAACACATCAGTATAATTAGTGCCAGTCACGTGTCGAGTTTCAATGTAGTTCCTAACTGGATCAACGTTTGATACACTGCGGTCATCAACTACTTTACTGTATGTTTGATTATATAAACTGGCATTAGTACCAGTACTGTTTGGGGTCAAATATGTAATAATGCCTGTTGGGTCGACAGCGGTTCCGCCGTTACCAAACGCCATTTCATATATGAAGCCTTGCCCTGAGTTAGCTATACTCTGCGCCAATGCCACGCTGATATTTTCATAATGGATTGCATTACGTTTATTCACGAAAATTTCATTAGATTCTGGATTCCAGATCTTGATATGACCTTCTACGTGTATTCCTGTTAAGTCTTTACTTTGCATATTTTTCTCTCAATCAGTATATTTATTCAGTATTAATAACTGCTACTTTAAGTTGTGCTAGGATTCTTGGCTGCTAGCGGGATGCCTTCGGTTGCTTTGATAAAGTTGGCAACTTTATTGTTTGAATCAACCAAAGCAGTGCCTGGATCATACCAAACTTTGCCAATTTTCTTAATAATAATCACCTTTGTTCCAATGGTTAAATCATTCAACAGTGTAACACCTGCGGTTGTTTCGTCTACTGAAAAATCAGCAGCAAATGATACATCACCTTCCGTACTTTCCCAATGATTTTCTACATTGTACATTGAATAAGGATGCTTCTTAAGTCTTTGATTGCCTACAAAAAATTCCCAATTTGTTCGATCGTCTGTAAAACTGCTGGAACTCTTATGTGCTATTACGCATCTAAATGTAGAGCTTCCGTATAATACAATTTCACCAACTGAATAGTCAGTTAGTTCTGTCCAAGGCACTATGTTATAACCGCCAACAAATACTTCAATATCAGCTGGTACAGTGCTTACTACAGCATGAGTTACTGGATTTCTAATTGGATAACGTTTAGGAATATACTGCAAGGGAATTGTATTAGTTGTACCGTCATGAATATATGTATCAATAATATAGTCATCGTTGTAAGGAATCGTTTCACTTATTCCAATGTCAATAACCAATGCTCCCGCAACGTGTTTTGTTGGAGTTCCTGTTCCTAGTGTCCCTCTACGCAACTGTCCAAGTACATTTTCATTAATGGTAAAGAATTCAATTCTTTCTCCGCCAACATAAATGATTCCTGGTAAATTGCGTTGTTTATTTCCCACATTAAGGACTGAGCTGTCAACTACAGTAATAGTTGAGTCATAAAAGTTTAGATCTAGAGCTAATAATGTTTTCTTATTAGCAGATAATCTCTTATAGTGATCTCTATTCAACATATCCTTAAACTGCATATATCCAATTGTTTGTCTAACAACGTTCTTTGTAAATGTAATAATTGAATACACGTCATTTTCAGAAGTATTAGAAGTCAATTTAACTGCGTTCTTATTTGGCGTTAATCGATAATCAACACTATGAGTTAACAATGTTCCGTTTTTAATGACCCACACATAATCATCACTCAATACATCTCTGCCTAAATCGAGAATTCCACCAATAATTTTATTGTACGTAAAATATTCAACTGAATCTTGCGTTAAAGATATTGTAGGATTTATTTCAACTTCAGATCGCTGAATGTCTAATATGTTGTGATTGTAGTAAGAAATAATTTCAATTTCTTCTCCTAACAACGGAGTCGTTACAAACGTAATGTTAGTTTCTGATGTTATAAAATATTCAGCAGTTGTTAAAATGCTTATTACCAAAGTCGCATTATTAATGTATACTCCAGCTTTCAATACAATGGCACCAGCTAATAAATCAACAGTATAATCTAACATCAATCTCATTTTTACGCCAGCAACATATATGTCAAAATCATCAATATTAAACACTTCAGCTTGAAATTTATGTGCTGGAATTGAATATGTTAATTGATTGTTTGATAATGTATAGTATGTACAATTAGGACCAGTAAGAATACGTTGTCCAGATTTAACTATAACATTAGATTCTAATGGTAACGCTTGACCAACAGAGTTGGCTAACGTAAAGTTATTAGTAGATCCGTCTCCTATTAAAGTTTCGCTTGTTGCTAAACTATAAGAGCTATCTGAAGAACTAGAAATTAAATAATTAATAATTGCCCCAACAGCTGGCGCGGCGCCAAATTTAATGCCAATTCTATCTGTTGCTTCATATGTTGAATCTGTTCTAAACAAGATATAACTTTGGTTGAGTCCAGAAACAATTACTAAAGAAGATGCTCCTTCAACCCATGGTGATCTAGTTATAAATTCAATATCTGTACCGTTGCCTACAAAGTAATCTAAATCTAAGATGTCTTGACCGTTAAATCCAAAACTTGATACTGAAACAATTTCTCCTTGAGGTGGGATTGTTGATAGTGTTACAGACTGTGTGTCATAGTTGATTGTAAAGTCAGTTCCAAGTGCTAAGAAAGTTCCATCCACTGTTACAGTAACAGCATATTGAGTATTTGGGTACTGTCCTATATCAAAAGTATCTATCACGTTGTCGCTAACATAATTTTTAGTTGCTAATCTAGCTGAACCGCTGGCCGATCTATGAAATACCTTAACTGCAACTGCGTCAGTAATTTGACCTGGCACCACTTCTTCAGGGGCTGGACTTGAGGTGGTTGTTACAAAACCGTCGCCATCAACTAATATATCTTCTGCGGCTAAACCAGTAGCTGTAGAATATGCTAGGTTTCCTCCAATTAAGGTAGTGTCATAGTCAAGTGAAGAAGGAGTAATTGCTCCGTCACTTGTACTCTTTCGGAAGATAACTTTATCACCATCATTAATATCCAAACTTGGTGTAGATCCTAAATTGGGCAATGTAATAGTATCAGTTACACCGTCACCCACAAATGTATTCATCACTGCGCCAGCTGGAGCAATTAATCGCCCATTAGGTTGTACAGTTGATCCGTCATATATATCAAAATACGGATCATCAATTCTAGTACCGTTGACGTATATATTAATTTCTTGTCCTACTGCTGGAATGTAAGGTAACGTGTAAGTGTAAGTGCTATCTCCAACAGTTACAATAAAATCATCAAAAACAGGATCGTATCCGTCCCACACATCTGCAAACCAAGGCAAATCGTCCCAGCCTGAGCTAGATTTAAAATTCAATCCAACAATGTTAACTCCGCCGTAATCAACACCAGTCATTAACTGTGATAAATCTTTACCCAATTGTCCACTGATTGGATCGTAGTAGTATTGAATTCTATCTGCTGCGGATAGATAATTAAAATCCTTAACGTAATTAATTACAATTACTTCACCATTTGCTGGAGCAGAGTTAAATGTTAACACCCCAGAATAACTTGTATGTCCTCTAGTAGTAGTTTTTTTACTAGTCACCGAGAATGTATCTCGCAGTGCTTCTTGGCCGTTAGTATCTGTTGAGCTTGTTTTAATAACAACAGTCGTCTTGCCAGTTTTTAAATCTGGACTCCATTTCAATGGGAATTGTAATCGAGATCCAGTTCCAATAAATTCTTCAGTCACAGCTAACGATGTAATGTAATACTTGCTAGTAATTCTATCAAATTTAATTTTAATTAAAGAGCTTCGAACTAGATCATTTTTAATAAATGCAACCGCACGAGCTGGAACACCAATAGTAGATAATCCGCCGTTCAATTCAACTGTCGGGGCAGAAAAGTATCCTTCACCACTAGTTACTATTTGAATTTTAGTAACTTTGCCGTTTGAAATGTATGCTTTAGCCGTTGCTTGGGTTGTATTTGCTCCAGTTATAATAACTTCTGGATTTGTAATATATCCAGAACCACCGTCAACTAACACAATTTCTGACACATAAAATCCAGCATTATCAAGCCAATGTTTCCAAGGATAAGACAACAATTCATCGTTGTTAATAACAATTTCGTTTGTGTCACCAACTGATACTACTACTGGAACAGATTGATTACCAATGGTAACTGGTGGTAGATCAAAATCAGTGACAACAGACTGGGTATTATCAATACTAGTATAAGAACTTACATATTCTCTAATTTTAGTTCTGTATGGTTTTACTTCAGCAATATAGCTTTCAAAATCAGCTAAGTTGTCGTTGTTGTATGTAACTTTCTGTTTTAAATTTCCTACGTTGTGCATTGCTTTAACAAAACTAGTTTTAAATGCCCAATCAACATATGATTGTTCACTTAATGCATATCTAAGACTTGCAAAGAAAAGTTTTAAGTACACAGTCCTCAATTCATCAATAAGAACCTTGTCTTTAATAGCTGTTAAAATAATTCTAAGTTCAACTGAACCTGAATTATCAAAAACATCAGTATCGTATAATGGCCCATCAAATCCTAAATTGGTTGCTACAAATTGATAGAACTTATTGGATATTTGAATTGTTCCATTTTGTCTGCCAATTACTTTGTAACTCTGTGTATAGTCTACAGAAGACACATCAGCAAACTTTTCTAGTAACATCCAGCCGGCTGAGCCAACAGTTTTAACTTTAACTGTTTGTCCAATATCTGCCAATAGTGTGTATAACTGATTTGTTCCATCAACTGAGTAATCAATTTTTGTGAATAAATTATAACCAGGTGCATACCAGTCAACATAATTCCAAAATGCTAAAACATTGTAGCTTTGAGATTTAGTTCGAATCCAACTAGATGTACCAATATTAAATGCGTATATAGACCACCTTCCTAAGGCCTGTTCATCGCTAATGACCAATACTGCTAGCGATCTAATTGATAAGGTAGTGCTATTAGTGTACCCTTGGCCAGCATTGTTTATTATTACGCTGGCAATTCCGCCGTTAGCGTCTAAAACTGTTTTAAGTTTAGCATCTTTGCCAAGGCCATTAACTGTTATATAAGGTGCATTAATATATCCTGAGCCAGCTTTTGTAATAATAACATCTGTAATTCTGCCATCTTCAATTACTGGTAGTAAAGAAGGCATAGTGAAAGCCCCAGTATTAATTAATCGCAGTTCTGCATCAGTATCAACAACAGAATCATAAAGACCGCTAGGAAGAATGCGTGTTCCATCAGCTTGTGTTACATAGTCTGGATAAGCATCGTACTTTTTAAAGTCTGTTAAATCTGTTGAATCAACTATTAGTTCAGATATTAGTGCAGAATTTAAACGCTCAATATATTGCTTTAGTGCTTCAATTCTATTGATAAACATGCTTTGTCTTGGTCTAAATTGCACCCCGTATTTTAACTTAGGGGGCAAGTTGATATCTGGAACTTGCCTATTATTGAGATCGTTACCTACTAAACTGTCAATCCATTTAGTTTCAATTGCAGTAGGTATTGATGTGTTAGGATGTTCACTGATAATTTTCCAATCAGTGTGAATATTCAAATCATCTTGGTCTACTAGCCAGTACTGCGCAGCTAATACGATATCAGAACTAACCAATAAATTTTGAACGTTTACTAGGCTAAAACTATCTGTTCCAGTAAATTCAACAAATTTATAGCCTTGACTCTTTGGATCTGCTATTAATGTTGCAACGTTGAAGGCAGATATTAGTCTATCAGGAGCATTAGGTACTGTTGTTTTATTTTTAACCCAGAAATAATAAGTATTTTTAAAAGTTTTTGCAACGTTGTCATAACGTTTTTTAACACTATATGTGGTGTTTCCATACAAACTTGTTCCGCTTATACCAGATGTTAAACCTACTTCAGTATCAGCCAGTTTATCCCACTCAGCTGGAGTATATTTTGTTTCAACCCACTCGTAAACGTCAATGCTACCAGTTTCATACAGTGTATTCCAAGTAGAATTTCTATAGACAACGTTACCAGTATAGCTATCTAAAAATTTAGCTCTATCCAAGTTCCACCATAGAGTTCCAACTTGTTGTCCTAACCAAGCCATTCCGTCATCAACGTTTACTGCATCTGTTCCAACAGAATATGTTGCTGGATCATAATATGTTTTGTATTTGATTTCTTGCTCGGCAATTCCAGCAATTTTACCTTGCATTGGATCAATAATATCCAAATATGTTACAAGATTGCTAGTTTTCTTGTTGTATAAAAATAATTTTTTAATTTTTGTTACATCAACTTTATTTTTTTCTGATTGTAAAATGGTCCAGCTAAATGCTGAACGAACTTTGGAATATGTATAAACAACACCAGCATTTGAAACTTGACTATCTGTTTTTGGAGCTGATACAACTATAGTATTATCTCCAGCAGCAAGTGAATAACCGTATTTGTCATTCATTGCATTGTCAACTAATAGAGATTCGCCATAGATAAAAGCAACATCATATTCATCGTAAATGTCAATACGGCCAGCATCTTTATTAAAGTCTACGATTTGTGTTGACCCGTTATCAAATATTGTTGACCCGTTATCAATTGAGTAAACAGTTTTACTATCGCCCATTGCGCTAAAAACTGCTAATGTTTTTCCGCCGTTGATAAGTTTTACTTTTGCTCCAAACTTTTCAGATGTTTCTGGATTTCTATTTGTAATTGTTTGTCGTGCAGCATATCCCAACGAGTCAAGATCAAAAATTCTCACAACTCCTTGATCAGCTTTGGTATCATCTGAAAGGATAGACCCCACTGCCATCACACTTCCATCAGGAGTTATTGATACGCTTTCTCCAAATCGCTCTGGATCAATGGTAAATTGACTTGCTGTTATTGTTTGATCTAGTTCATATAGCGAAGTTGTATAATTGTAAATGAAGATTGATCCAGCTCCAAAGTTTGTAGTTGGAGCTGTTATAACGAGAGTTGAACCGTCTGCAGTCATGTCTATATCATAACCAAAGTTATCACCATTGGTGGTTGTTGTTTCAACTTCTCCTTCGCTAACCCAAGAACCCATGTTGCTAAAAATCATAACACGATTTTGATCAAGTCCAGGGAAAGTCTTAACTACAGCCATTCTATAACCAACACTTAATTTTGCTAGTTTAATTTTAGATCCAAACAGCTGATTTGTAGTATTTCCACTTGCTAAGTTGGTAACAAATTGATACTCGCCGTTAGTATCAACTTGATACATTAGCACACGACCTTGTCCACTAGTTGCGTCTGGGGCTCCAATTGCAAGCCAAACTCCGTCAGGTGAAAATGCTAACTCTTTTCCAAACCCTAGTAGCGGAGCATAAGCTGGTGGCATTTCAATTGTTTGTTTTTTTGTCCAGCCTGTAGTACTATTTGATTTAACGTACAAGGCAACATTATCTGCATTAGTTGAAGTTGCTAACACCGTTGCAGTAGCATCTACTGCTACCGTTCTTCCAAACTCTTCATTTATAGTTTGCGTAGAGGCTGTCAATGTTTTTCTTGAAAATACTGGATTATTTTGCCATACAGTATTTTGTCCGCCACCGTCTATACCAGACCACAACAATTCGTTTGCTTTTAATTGCAACGGTAACTGTACTGCCTCATTGATGCTGCCTATACGGTGACTGTTAAATTTATAGATTAAAATTTGAGAACTATCAGCAAACGGATCTTGCCAACCTGATATAGTTTTATCTATAGTAATCAAATCTAAATTAACACTACTAACTATATGAAATCCAGAAAGCACCCCAGCGTTGGCGATGCCAATTACGTCACCCGCATTTACTGATGGGATAGATTCACATTCTAAAGTAATAACAGAATTAGCGTATTCAACAGTTCTTATAACAAAGTCAGCTTTAGTAAATCTATAAACGTTCCAACTGGTGCCTTCAAATGCTGTCCAAACATAATCACCTTCTTTTAATACATTGATATCCTCAGATACAATGTCAGTCAACGAGTCAACGTTAAGTGCAACTTGATCATATCTAACGTGGCCAGGAGTTCTTAGATACGGCTTATAATTTGTTATTGACGGCCAAGGGTTGTTGTTATATCCAGACGGTTTTAAATATAAATCATTTGGCGTCTGACGAATTACAAAATCCACTACAGAAGGATCAATGCTGTTTGTTAATTCAAATGCTTGTGGATTAGTTTTAAATAGTGACTCATCTAAAGAAATTTCAATTTCGTCAAATGCTTCTGAACCGCCGTATTGTCCAACACGTACAGCCCATTCTTCATTAAAATCAATACTTTCTTGGCCTTCAGCACTTAGTACATCAAATAATTTATTCAATGAGTTAGCAGAACCTTTTTCAGGAATCATACCTTGATAAAATTTATATTCGCTTACATCATTTTTAATAATGTTTTCTAAGTATTGTCTTTTTTGATATCCAACTAAGTGTTGAGCAACACGCTGTTGCCCGGCATCAAAATTATCAGATTCTAAATCATAAAAGTCAGTAAACTGCTCTGCCTTATAATCCCAGTTGGGAAGTAGCGCAGAAGTTGGTTTGTTTTCTAATCTAATCCAGCTGCTAGGATTAAATGTTTCAACTCCTGGAAGGAAGTTTTCTGCACTATAATAAAATTCTTTATATTTTACTATATCGCCTAGATTGTAATCAGTCCAAGAATTCCATTCTGTAATATCAGCTTGATCAAATACAAATCCAGGAATATCAAATCCGCCATACCAACCAACTGTACGATAACCAGAAACTTTAATCCTATCTTGTTTATATCCAGCTTCTAAATTGTAAATTGTATCATTAAACTGTGTTGTATTATCAATAATTAGTACATGTTCTTTTTGTACTAGATAAAAGCCCGCACCATAAATTCCTATTCCATCAATACGTGGGCTAAAAGAAAATTCGTTATCTTCTCGAGTGTGGTTTAAAAAGTTTTGATCAAATTTTGCGCCATCTGCTTTTAAGATTTCATATTCATTAAACTGATCTCTAATATCATCAATCACAGCATAAGTTAATCTCATTGATAAACCAAGTGCGGAAGGGCTCAGTGCAATAACACTAGCACCGTCTTGAGATAAACTGGATAATTTATTGTACAATTCTGTTTGAAATATTGTACTAGTTGTATGATCAATTTTAGAAGAGAAGTAATCACCGTTGTATTTTACAATAACGCCAGCTTTGTAAGTCCTATTAGGTAACCAGTCAACAAACTTATCTTCTCCAGCACTCCAGTTCTGAGTTGTCCAGAACATAAATTCTTTAACAGAAGTTTCCCATGAGGCTACAGATTTTAAATTTGTATTATAATCGTCAAAAACAAATCCTTGATCTTTTAAATATTCACCATAACCTTGTAAAAAATCAACTACTTCTTGAACTGTATCATACACAGTTCCGTAATTAACAATCGTTGGAGTTCTATCCCACAATTTTCTTAGGGATGCGTCTCGTCCACCAATGATAGGTAACTTGGCTAATTTTTGAAATTCAGTAGAACTAAAATTATCTTGAGATGTATGATTTTGTGTGGCTCTGTAATAAGCATTATTGTATCGAACAACGTTTCCAACAATATATTGTTGGCCAGGCACCCACTCAATGTAAGATTCACTAATACCGCCAACATTAATAACATTACCAGTTTGTGTCCACGGATAATAATAGAAGAACGGTGTCTTTTGATTGTACCCTTTTACCTCATATCCTTCACCCGTTGATGTTAAAATCTTAGTGACAATTACACCGCTGTATGTTAGCTTTTTAACTGGACTGGAAGTATTTAAAAAGATTGTATAGTTTTCTTGAGGAACAAATACTCCTGCATTTGCCGTTGGACTTTTACTATCTAAAATTAATTTAAACTTTTCTTTGCTGGTGAACCCACCTAATCTATGACTTAGATAGTTTGTCATAGTTGTCAAATCAACCTTATATTGTGATAATGATTTTAAATTATCACTAAGAATATAGTCAACAATATAATTTACTAAGCCGGCAGTTAACACACGTTCACTATCAGATGTAGTTGATGGTAAAGTTAAATCTGTTAATCTTAATCTTAATCCAGTGTCTTTATAAATTAACTGGCCAGTATTGTTTCGAATAATTCTACTTCTGTCTATACATAAACCCAATGTATTATTTGGTTGCATTAAAACTGATGCTAGCACAAAACTAAATGGGAAGAACGAACTTCTTCTCCATGCTGATTCAATTGGACTGTAATCTCCAAATTTGAAAGCATCTGACATTTGAGGTTTAATGTCACCTTGAACAATATTTGCTGCTATTGGGTCTAGTAATTCGCCCATTTCATCAACAGGCGGCATAATTGCCAATGTAGGTCTTGAAAACTTAATATTTCTTGTTAGCGGCTTACCAGGTTCTCTAGTAATACCATCTTTTAAGTCATTCCATAATATTAAATTATCACTTGTATATGGTGCTGGTCCATATACATCTTGCCACCAAGTTGGTTCAATGTTAAACCCTAAAGACTCCCAAGGACACAAATGAATTCGGTCAGTGTCAAATATATGTTTGTATATTCCTCTCCAGTATCCAGGCAATGCAGTCCCATCAGGAGATGTGTTCTTTGAATAATTGTATGTAAATGGATTACTATTAGTATAGCTTATTGGTTTAGTAAAATCACCGTCAACTAGCGTTGCCCACTGATAAAAACTAGGGGCTAATACTTTATTAAATTCTTGTAAGCTGTAATCTGTTCTTCTATTGTAACCTGGAATAAAATCAAATATATCAAAAATAGTTGAGTCATATGCAACTTTAATATTATTAAAAATGCGTTTTTCTATTTCTAAAATTAAGTTATCCCTATAGTCGTTGTATGCAACAACAATACTACCGTCATGCCCTTGAATAACATATTGTGGTGTTACTAAGGTTGTATCTAAATATTTTTTAGGTTCAAATTTAGGCCAGATTCCAAAAGATGTTGGCGTTGGTGGAATAAAGCAACCATCCGTACTTTCATACTCATAAATGGTAATTATATCATTGTCTACTAAATTATAAGTATCTGATATAATAACAAATCCAGTGTCATCAAAAGAGTAATCTTTTGAGTAAATCAATTGAACGCCGTTTACATAAATGTTAACTGCTTTATTTGATAATGTGTTTAACGAAAATGCTGAAGACAATGGATATGTTTTAATTCTAAAATCAACAACTTTATAATCATTTTTAGTTGCAGCGCCAGTTCCTGCCATATCACTAAAATAATATGGAAACGTTTTTGGTTTATCTTTATTAATTTCTAAAATAATTTTATCAACGATTTCTTTAGTAGGCAAGTCATCTGAAATACTTGTTGCAACACTAATAAAATTTCTTTTGAATCTACCATAATCGTCTCTGGTTTGATTCAATGCTTTAACAATATTAGAATTTTTTGATGTTAAATGATATAATCCAAAGTTAACTGGTCCACTATGCTGTACAAATTTTGTTCCAAATGTAGATAAGAATCCTTGATCTCTAAGATTATTATTACCCGGATATGTTCCATTAAACGTTGGAAGATTATCAACAATTGAATCAACGTGGTCAATAACTTCTCCTAATGTAAAAGTATTAACGTTGTTGTTTAGCGGGTTATTTTGAAAGTTTATTGGCAATTCATAATGACCGTTAGCATTTTTATCTTGTGATGAGAAGCAACGTAAAGTAATTACATCGTCAGACGTAATGTTAATAAGATTTGAATTTATTACGACTTTTTTATATCGTACTGCATCAACGATTGACCAGAAAGATTTGTCAATCCTTTTACCGTTAACATACACTCTCACTTCTAAATCACTTAGATTTCCAATGTCATCATAAACATCAATTGGGAAGTTGTTGGTAAGCCCGCTATTTTTAAATATTCTAACAATGGGCTGGGTATTCTCTAATTGATTGGTGATCCAACCGTTAACATATTCTCCAGCATCTAATCCCGTAATGATTTTAAGGAAAGCAGAATCAGTATTCTTTGTTACAACATCAACACCGTCTTTGTAGGAAAATGTATTTTGTAATAAATCAAAGGTAAAAACAATATCACCAATGTTACTAATATTCCTATAGGACAACGGAATTCCTAATACTGCATCAGTAACACCTGAACCTTCTTTATATGAAAAGATAGTGTTACCTGAAAATGTAGACCCTGGATAGGTTGTATTATTAGAAATAGATACGCCGTCACTGTCAAACAAATCAAATAATGGCTTTTGATTAACTGTTGTTTTTTGTTGTGATAATTTCCATGTGCTTCCGTTAAACCAATACATTTTTCCTTGATTTAATCTACCACTTCTAATAACAACAGATTCGCCATATAGGGCGTCTGTATCAGACTCGTCAACTAGGTGAATTTGTCTAACTGGTCCAGCACCACCCACAGGTGTAACTGTGATAAATGTCACTTTAAAAATCTTGTTGTTGACTAATGAATCAGAATCTGCTGTGAATAAGATTCTCTGCCCTTGGGCTAACGGAACGTTATCAACGTTGTATCCCAAAGATCCTTCAATTGTCGAAAATACATCTGTTGTGAATGTGTCAATTAAATCAACATCATTCTTAGATGCGTAGCCAAAGTTGAACAATTTAAGATTTGATTCAAATTCAATAATTGGCCGTGTTGCACGTCTAGTTTGATCTAGTTCAATTGGTATCCCAGCAGCTTCTGCGCTTTTAGATATAACATCTTGATGGAACCAACGATTATATCTGCTCCAAGGGTTTCCGTCAGAATTTGAACGGTTAATTGTAATGTAATCTTTCTGTCCAGCAAATGATGTTGCATCGCTGAATGGCATTGAATCAAAACCAGCATCATCAAATAAAACTTGACTCGCTGCTGAATATGCAGATACAATTTCTAATTTAGACTCTGGAACTAATTTTATTTGTTCACCTACACCTTCTACATAAAAAGACCCAGTTGTATATAATGCAGGACTTACGTTTCCACCAAAAGTCAATTTCATACCGTTGCTTAATTCGACACCAGTTGATAACGTGTACGTTTTTTTACCTATGATTTCAGATGCAACGTCAATTACAGTATTTTCATCAATGTCGTATATTTCCCAAACACCGCCGGTATCTGGCGAGTTTTCACTGACATAATATAGAACATTGGGAGCATCTACTGGAACTGTAAATGTAATTGTTCCAGATTCAACCTCAGACAAATCAACACCATCTGTATATCTATACAACTCACCTGCTTGGCGCTGAGTCTTAATACTAAAAGGTTCTCCAGGGGCAGTGATTTCAAATTTATATGTTTGACCTCTATACAAAGTTAACGTGGGATTTCTAGTCAACGCATCTGGTGTGAACAAGTATGCCCTGTTGTCTCCTTCGTCAGATAGTTGCACAGTGTACGTGCTTGTAACTTGTTGTTGTTGGCCAAGTACTTTAATAACTGCTGGGCCATATGGCATCCAATAATATTGTTGGAAGTTGACAAATTTATCCCAATTTATATGTGGATTCCAAGAATAAAATTCTTGTTTATTTAATTTTTGATGGTTTTTAGTTATGCCGCCCAATACATCAACAGTATTGACATAGTCAATATAATCTTTAAAAAATGTAATATTTCCCAGTGTATCTTTAACTACTGCCGCAGGCTCTAGTTGATAGTGCTGTCTGTCTAACGTTGGTTCTTCAATAAAAACATCATTAGTTGTAACAGCTTTGGCATTTTGTCTGCCAATAAAACCGTTTAACTTTTTTACTGTACCAGACTGTGTTAACTGATCAATGGTGGCTTGAATAAACTTCTTGTTAGATTCTGTTCTATAAAATCTTGGCAACAATTTTGCAGTGCGGCGTTTTTCGCCCTTGCCAATAGGAAGTCCGTATTCGTTTTGTTGTTCAGCCATTAATAACTCCCGCTTTTACTTGTAATAGTTTGTTGTGATGTAACATTTGAGCTAGATGCAAGATTTCCTGAAGCTGAAATGACACTCGACGTTATGCCTGAAATAATTTCAATATCGTCAGTTGTTGCTCCGTTAATAAAGAGTTGGTCACTTTCTGATTTAATTTCAAACAAGCTACCAAAACTTAAATTTGTTTGTCTAGGAACAATGACAAAATTTACTAGATACGGAGAAGTTCGATTCATGACATACGCTGATAATTCAGAGAAGTAAAAACTATCACCAAAGTCCCAATTTTCTAAAGCAAAAAATTCATTAATTGCTGTTAATACGTTGGCTTTAATTTCGTTATCACTAATTGTTTGCTCTGCATTTTTAATAATTTTAAATGCTGCTCTAACATCAGCAGATGCTTTAGATCCAAATAACACTTTATACCTCACTGGGTGATAAACAATCTCATCACTAATTGATTTAATTGTGTTTAAAGACGGGGATAACGACAGTGATAACTGGTCAGTACTGGATGGTAGTGGTTCTGTAGTTAGATTTCCTAAAACCCATTGTCTAAATTTTGTATCATATTCTCTTGTTAGGATAAACAAGTCAACGATGTTGCTCAGTCCTGGATCAATACGTGTTTCATAATCTGCACTATGCACGTACTGGAATTTTAAACCGTCTCGACCAGAAAAAACTTTATAATCCAATGACGGTGTTAACTTTCCAACTACTTTGTCTAATTTTTTAACTGTTCTAGTGTCAATAAAATAAAAATATTGACCGTTAACATACGGAGCAAATGATCCTACGGTTCCCTCAGTAGTTAAAATTAACACAAGATCAGAATCATTGCTGATATATCTATAATCTTGTTGTCCAGCTGCAATATCGTATCTTTCTAAAACTATGTATTTTGTCAGTGGCGATGTTGCTGTATCTACAATCACTTCAAACAACTCTGGGTCGTCAACAATTCCATCGTCATTGCTGTCACTAAATGATAGTTCAATTTTCTTAGTATCAACATAGCCGTCAAGACCAACAAATTCTTTGTTAATTTCCCATACTAAGTCGTATGTAAATGCTGATGTAACATCTGGTTTAGTATTGACATTCAATACTTTAATTTTGTCTTTGACGATTGAATTAGATCTACTGTCAAATATTTTATTTGAAGAATCATAATAAAATCTAATTTGTTGTTTACTTTCAAATATGTAACGTAGTCGTCTACTTTTTACTGTATAAAATTCAGTGTCAGTAGTAAACAATAGCAACCAACTTGAATCTAATTGTTGATTGGTATTATTGCCTTGTTTGCCCAAACTAAATTCATCTTTAATATTTAAATTTCCTTCAAATACAATTTTCCAAGTTTTTGAAATTGTATCATATCTTAACCCAAAAGGCTTGTTAGCATAAATTAATTCTATCATTGAGCTAATAGTGTTAGCATCAATAGTGGTGCGCCATTTAGGAATAATTTGAGAAACAATTGCAGTTTGCGGAATATTTACATTGAGAGTCACTGGTCCAGAACCATCAGATAATACACCAGTACCGTTATTGGTCCCGTCGCCAATAACGCCAACAACTTTGGCCCATAGCACAGTTGAAGAGTTAGGCACTGTAGCGTCACCATACACTATCTTATTGTTTTCAGATTTTAAAAAATAAGTTCCTGCTGGAGCTACAAACTTAACTAATGCCCCTGGTTCAAAATATTGCAAATCAGTTGCTGCAAAAACACCAGTTCGATAGGGCTCTGAATCAACTGTATCGCCAACATAGCCAGTACTTTCACTGGTGTCAGATGTTTTCTGGAACCACGAAATACTTAAACTGTCTGTAGCAATTTTACTAAAGTTTGAATAATAAAAATTACGTAAAGAAGTTTCTGAAAGAACGTCAATAATTTGATTATAAATTATTGCTTCAATGTCTGTTCTTGATGAGTAGCTAAATCTAAAACTATCATCAAACAATTCTTTGTATACAATCCCGTCATCGCCAAATAAGTTTGTACTTGAATATTTTCCAGTTGGGTCAACTAAATCAAAATATCGACTAATGCCGCTTGATGTACGATTAACCGCTTTAATTTTAACTACTTCTTGACTGACGCTAAGAGGGCTAATATTATAGTCCTCGCCAGTAATCATACGATTTTGTGTATAGTATGTTGCTGGCGCATTTTGTTTAATGCTAGCATTTGATTCAGTCGCAGAGCTATTTGTAATAGAACTTTGTAGTGCAAGTGTAATTGTTAATACTTCTGCTTGTCCTACATTTGAAATATATGGAATATCAATGCTAACGTTCCTAATATCTTTAGGATTTATTGTATATTGTAATCCGTTACTAATCCTATAATAAGTTCTAAAGGTTCCAAGGGGTAATGTTCCAAATGTTCCATCACTAAATGTTAAACTTACTCTATCATTATTGCGAGTAACTACTCCGTAAATATTACGGATATTTTTATTCAAACTGTTATAGATAACATTGTTGCCTTCAAAACTAGGAACCTTTGCCCATAGCTCGCTTTCAACACCAGTTGAACCTAACTTGTATAACCACACATCACTGTCATTTACATTAGTTGCATCAATGTCAATGATTTCATTAGTACTAGGTTGCGTGATAGTAAATGTTCCAGTGTTTAGATTACCTTGTTTGAAATGTAAGAAAAACCCAGACGTTGGACTTGCTGATCCTTTACCATCATCTCGATATAGGAAAGATAGTGTCTTTCCAGCTTGAGGGGCATCCTCAATGATTGTAGTTCCTGAATCAATAATTGTACTAACAATTTCAAAATTCATATTTCTGCCATCAACTGTTTTTGTAAATCCAAAAACTGGTACGCCAGCACTATAAGTTTGAAATCGATACTGTTCTGTTGGAATCCCGTAGACGATTGATTTATCATCTGGGGTGCCAAACTGGCTAGATGCAGGAGTTGCAGAATTTATTACTTTAATAAATTGATCATACCAGTTTGTATTTGCTGGATCATTCCACACAACAACTTGCCCAGCAAGATTTCTACCATTGCTGTCAATGACTGTTTGAGTTGTGCTTACGCTTTGGAATTTAAGGAGTCCGCTGGCGGGAATGTTTCTCTTGGCATTATAACTTAAAAGCCTTGCAAGCCTTAATACGCTTTCTCGACGTTCTGCAAGTTCTAAAAAGTTTTCTCGAGCATTTAAATCAACTCGGAAAGCTATGCTTTGCCCTAAGAAGGCAATCATATCAATTAAAGCAAGATATTCGCTTGACTCAATATAATCGTTATAATCTTCTGGGTAATTTTCGCGCAAGTAATTAATCATTACTCGGCGCAGATTCTCAAAGTCGTAACTTTGGAAGTCTGCATTTCGGAAGCTCTGGTATACCCGCTTCCAATCTTCTGCTACTAGTAATCTATTTTGTCTATCAGTTGAGGACATATCCGCTTCCTATATCAAGTATATTTAGCGGTTTTTATTTTATGGGGTTTTAATTAATAAGACCGTTTGTTTGGTCAAATTTAAACTGTAATGTTTCTGAAATATTATAAGGCATGTAAGTCAGTGTACACTCAATTTGTAAACCGCTGTCGTAGGTAGTTACAATAACGTTTTCTGCACGTACTCGTGGATCGTAATTAATAATAGTTTCCACGTTTTGAATAATGATGGCCTTTAGTTCTTCAGTTAAAGGCTCAAAAAGCAAGTCCCATATGATTGTGCCAAATTCTGGATTCATTAAACGTTCGCCCTGGCGAATATGAAAATGGTTAATAATATCTTGCTTGATTAACGCCAAGTCAAACAGTGTATAACTTTCACTGTCTGCGCTGATTGTACTAAATCCTCGATATGTTCTTGGAATAGGCGCAGAACGTTTAGGGTCTTTGCCTTGGACCGTTATTTTATCGTACAAACGTGAACTTGATGTCATATCAATATTTACCCTTCAGCACCTTGTATTTTACTAAAGGTATCAGTAACTGTAGTGTACTCTTTATATTTTGTGCCTGCAAAACCCATATCAGTTGTAGCACCTGCACCAGTTCTTCCTCCAGAATCTCTGTTAGTTTTAGCTGGTGTAACTTTAGTTGGATCTAAATTTTCATGCTGAGGGTAAGGCTCAGCAGTTGGGGCTCTTCGCATAATTGACGTCATTTCAGTCATATCCGCACCAGGTGTAGCGACGTCAGGCAAGTTATGTGTTTTTATTCTAACTGCTTTCGCTGCTGCTGGGCCATTCATATCTATACGAGAAGCAGTTTCTTTATATGCCCCAGTAACGTTTAGGTCCATTGTGCCGCCAATCGTAATTTTTCCATTGGTTCCTGCAATAACGCTATAGTTAGTGCCAGATTCAAGTTGCATTTCTACTCCAGCTTTTATATTGACATTGCGTTTAGCTTCAAAATTAATATCTCTATCAGCATAAAAATTAAAGTCTGCTTTGGTTCTAATGCTTATACTATCTGTTGCAAAAATGTCTATTTTACCGTTGCTGGTTAGTTCAATCCAAGTTGTTCCACTAGCATTTCCAATGTAAATCAAATCTTCGCTGTTGTGCATTAAAATTTGATGTCCAGTCCTTGTTCTAATGCGAACTAATTCATTGTGAGGTATTGCTGGATCACCGTCAGTCTCATCTTGTTCAAGACTTGCGTATTCTGGCGGGCCTTCGTTTGCTGGAGTCTTGCGTGTGAATTTGTCGTCGCCGTCATCCATGACAAACGTAGTGCCGCCAAGTCGGCTAACAAATGCTCCAGGAATCTCATCTTCAGATTTGCCAATGGATCCTTTGGGACCTTTCTTATCAATTGGCCCTGGAGTGCTGATACCAAACACCATACTTGGTGTTTCTCTGCGGGCACTGGAAGTTGTTATACCCCTAATATCGTCTTTTAGAAGTCCTTGATCAGATAAAACTTTTGTAAAAGGATGTTGTGCTTTTCTATTTTTAGTACTGTCATTATGCCCTGACGTAATTGCTGTTTTATTATATTCTGCAACTGGCACACGTTCTTCATCACCATCTATATTATAAGATGTTGCTGCCAAACCTGGCATCATAAAGTTCATGTTTTCATCTTGAACACACCCTATCCAAAAACCCTTACGTGGGTCGCCTTCAATAAAAAACACAACTACTGTAGATCCTGGATCAGGGGGGATCATCCACATGCCATAAGACTTTTGTGCGTTATCGTATGTTTCATCCTCACCAACAAAGTCAATGCTGGTTGAACCCATAAACGGGCTCATGTATTTTACTACTGACGTTTGACCTTCTGAACCTGGATCATTACCAACTTCATGCAGTAGTTGCACTTCTAGAGATCCCATATAAGTAGGATCAAGGTGACTAATTACTTTTGCTAAAAACGGTCCAGGGTTATTGCCTTGTGAACCTATACCAGTTCTGGTTTCTTCTGCCATTATGCGCCTTCGTTTCCGCTAACATCGTTAGCTTGATAAGATTTTGGATCGTTTGGATTAAATTTGTCAACAATTTTAGACACTAGAGTTTTTCCAGAACTGCCGTCATCTTTAACATCTTGTCCAACCATTCTATTTAAAGATAGTGTCTGTTTAAACTGTCCCTTATTGAACATATTTTCAACTTTAGTAACCATGTAAAGTCCACTAAACTGTGGAACTAGACTGCCTCCTGGAAAATCATATCTGCCAGTATGACTGTTGATGTCCACAGGATTCCTAAATCTTACATTTATATAAGTTTGTCCGTCTTGATTATTGATACCACCGTCAGCATTAATGCCTTTTAAATTAGTTGCTTGGGCCGAGTAATTTCCCATGCCGCTATCGCCAAGGAAATAAGGATCTCCTATGATTTCCATATCTAATTGGACCATGTCGGCGCCTTCTGTAATAGCATCTTGAAACTGTCTAGCTGCCATTGTTGCTGGGTCATCACCACCAGGGCCGCCCAAACCCCCTGTTCGAGTTCCAACTTTATCTTTAATTGCTGAAGTAGGCACAGTTCCTAATTCAACTTTAGATCCTGTTACTGGAGCTTCTCTGTTAGCGTCGGCTTCTGGCGGAGCATTTTTAGCTGCGGCATTACCAGTTTCCCCTGCTCTATTAACGTCAATGTTGTTTTTACCGCCGTCAGCGTTGAGTGCTGTATAAAACGCGGCATTAAATTCAATATTAAAATTAATAATATCTAAATTCTTTGCTGTATACAAGTAGTTGTATTCTTTAATTGCTTGTAATTTAAGTTTTTCAACGCCTTTGGCTGCTTCATTTGGCTGCATGAATTTACTATGGTGTACTCGGTGTGGTATCACTCTATAAACTACTAAATTAGGTTTACGGCCAGTGGTGTTTAAATCAGCATCACTATCCATAATATAGACTTGTGTTTCAATTTTCCACCAATTGATAAATCCATCATCGCTAATTTTATCAGGATCAAGAGCTTGTCTACCGTAATCGCTTGCTAATATAATTTGATTTATAATATTTGGAATATCAGTGCCTTGTGCAAATCTAGCTTCACTAGATGTTTTGCTTATACTGATATTTCCGCGTTTATAAGTTCCAGTAGCTGCATCATAAGCTTCATTATCTTTGCCAAACGCTGCATCTCCCTTTCTATATTCGTTGAATCCCATACTGGCCATACCAATGGGATTTATGTTTGAGTTTTGTACTAAATTAAATCCATCAGTTCCTCTAACAACACCTAATCTAGTCAACACATTTCCGTTTGCACCAGCTTCTTTCTTAGGATCAACTGTTGCTGTTGGTGCAGCTTGACTATCAGAATCTACGTTAGCAGAATCACTAGTTTTTAAATCACTAGGGAATAAAATTAAAATTTGATCAGGCACTGTAACGTCTTTACGCTTTACTGCTTCTTGATATCTATCGTTGATAACTTTTTGTACACTCTTTGCACCTGTCTGAATCATTTCTTGGACTGTAGAACCAGCAGCATTTACTTCTGTTTTAACTTGACTGTATGTTGTATTATGTGCTTTTTCATTCCAAGGAATTGCTTCGCACGTATACACGCTACCCTGACCACTAACACGCATTGTGATATTTCTAATTTTTAATGGAAAATATTTTGTAGTTCCTGGAATTATTACGTTTTGTCTTTGAGCATCAACGTGTCCTTTAAATTCCAAACGAAGTAAAAGAGGACATTCTAAATAATTAATATACTTGGCTTCTAAGGCAGCAATCTGTAACGATTCAAAAAAGATTCCCATGCTGTACGGTTCAATGATATTGAATGTAATTCCAGTGGCGTTGGTATTGCCAGTAGTTTTATCAAAGCCCATCATTCCGCTAATTCTAACATCTTCAATGTTGAAGTCAAACTTGCCAGTGGGATTACTAAATGATCTGTAAGTTGTAGATATTCTATCATTAGGACTGCCGCTGCCGCTTTTAAGGATGATCGGTCCCAATTTTCCTTTTCGATAGCTTTCATCTGGGAAATTCAAATCTTGCGGGCTTAGTACCGACAACGTCCAAACATAGTTGTAACTAGCAAAATTATGCAGCACGTTTGGAAAGGGAGGTTTGCCAGGAATATTAACAACAGTTTTGGCTGCGTTCAATAAAGACTCAATGTTTAAATCTGCAATCTTAGGAACTGCTTCTATTAAAGATTTTACTTGTCCAGGAATAGCATTTGTTAGAGCACCAGCAATATTCGTTGCGCCACTAGATAGGGCGTTTTTTACACCGTTAATTGCATTGCCTGCACTTTGTAACCCAGCAACAACTCCCGAGCCATCCAATGCTTTTTTTACAGTACTCGTTGCGTTGGTCGCCGCTGATTGTATATCAAACGCCATATTAGTTTCCTAAAACTTCTCTAAGACTTGAATTCTTTGGAATAAAAATTTGAGTTCCTGGAATAAAATCAAATATAGGATCTTGTAATATGTCTAAATTGCGTTGAATAAAAACCCACCATAGTGCTGATTCGCCATATAAGTCATGTGCTAATAAATCTGGCCTATATGTGTATTGCGGCTCAATCGTATAAAGAAAATCATCCGCCTCAGAACTAACTGGTCTAATTGTCAATACGTCTAATGTATTTCTTGAAATTGTTGTCCTAAACCAAGGACTTAAATTTGTATATTGTGCCATTAAATGTATCCTTTGCTTACATAAGCGCCATTAACAAAGTTACGCAAACTAAATTGTCTTACTGCTTCTTTACTATAGACTGGCTGTAGGGTAATTGTTAAGTCACTCTTAACTGGCACATGACTGTCTCTTGGAACTCCCATACCGCCAGCACCGCCACCAAGAGCATCTTTAACATTTGAAATAACATTTAAGGCAGACCCTGCCTTAGCTACTACGCTTGCGGCTGCGCTAACTGATCCTAAATTAGCACCAGCCAAAGTTGATGCTAGTGCAGATACTTCACCCAAACTACTTCCAGCTGCAACTGTTGTACTGATATACTGCACATCCTTTGGCAGTGACATGCTAAAACTTGTGACCACACAAGGAACATTTCTAAACACATGGTCACCGTAAGCACTAAAATTTAAAATTGGAGGGGGGTTACCAGCAAATGCTCCTTCGCCAGTAAACATTTTTGTCACTGAACGTAAAAAGTGAACTGCTGCAATCCAATATTTGGCTTGTACAGAATCTTCAACATTGAATTCTCCAGTTATCTGAATAGCGTTTGCTCTACTGCTTTGATAAGCCATGTACTGATAATTTTGATGCGTGACTGAAACTTCGTTATATGTTGCTGCGTGACTGATAGTGATTGTGGGAGTATACGGAAAAATTAATCCGCCGGCAGCAGTTAGTGGTTGTAAAATTGGGCTTGTATCAAAAAAGCTACCTCTAGGCATACTAAGTCTTGCTCGCCAATCATTAGTAGCATCTGTTCCACCAAATGCAGCGGCTGCGTTGACTATTGATCCAATTGCTTCGCCGCCCAATGGAAGATTTATACTTCGAATTGCACTGAGCAACTGGTTCGGATTTGATAAATTATTTAATGCCGAACCTAAATTGGCCGCTGTTCTCAACACGCCCGCGCCTGTCTGCAACACAGAATTTGCCGTCTGCGCTACACTTGAAACGCTTGATAACCCACTTGCTAAATCGAATGCCATAATTGTTCCCTCTGGCTAATATTTAGTTGACTTTTTAATGTGCGTAGTTTATAATACTATTATATAGGACCCATTTAATGACAATAATAACACCACCGAAAGTAAATTACTTAAACAACAAAGACTTACTAGAAGAAATACACAAGTCCAAAAATACATATTCAAGCTATGCAAAGCCTGAATATCACCAATACGATATTATTTTGCCTAGTTTGGACAAAATAAACATACGCACGGTTGCCGAAGCTAAAAGAAATCAAGCCAAAAGAATAGGTGATTTGGATTATCAAACTCGCAAACGTGCTGGTGAAAAAGTCAAACAAGCCGACTGCGAAGTGGACTATAAGAAGATTGCTAAAACGGATTTGATCTTTAGGATTATGACGTTTGATCATGTTCCCCTTAACGGTACTCGCAAAAAGAATCCCAAAAGCCTAGCAGATCACAGAGATAAAGTTAACTTTCCACCTTTCCAACACTGGAAATTTGATGACAAAGACGAACTAATATGTGTGGGTAAAAGTCATTGGAAGGGTGATTTAGTTAAAGGTAAATTTGACAAAGATCACGGGCAAATTACCAATACATTAGCTCGCATGTACATTAAACTATGTGAACGATATGCTACCCGCGGCAATGTACGTGGTTACACATATAATGACGAGATGCGAGCACAGGCAATATTACAGTTAACTCAAATTGGATTGCAGTTTAACGAAGCAAAAAGTAATAACCCGTTTGCTTATTTTACTGCGGCGGTGACTAATAGCTTTGTACGCATTATCAACATTGAAAAACGCAATCAAAATATTAGAGATGACATGTTGGAAATGAATGGAATGAATCCTAGTTACAGTAGAACTGGCGCTGGTGAACATGCTGCCGCACAAAAACGATTTAATGAAGGAACGCCTAGTGAGTAATTTATTTAAAAAAGTTGCCTGCTTTACAGATATTCATTTTGGATTAAAGTCAAATAGCAGTGTTCACAATAAGGATTGTGAAGATTTTGTAGACTGGTACATTGCTAAAGCAAAGGAGGAAGGTTGTGATACTGGAATTTTTATGGGTGATTGGCATCACAATCGGAATAGCCTCAACATCACTACTATGGACTATAGTTTGCGGGCCTTGGAAAAGTTGGGTGCGGCGTTCGATACATTTTACTTTTTCCCTGGTAATCATGATTTGTATTACAAAGACAAGCGGGATATTCACTCAGTTGAGTTTGGAAAATATATTCCTGGTATTACTGTTGTTCATGAACCTACTACTATCGGCGACGTTACTTTATGCCCGTGGCTCGTGGGCGAAGAATGGAAAAAGATAGGCAAAAAAAGGTGGCAAGTATATATTTGGTCACTTTGAGTTGCCCAGTTTCTTTATGAACGCAATGGTACAGATGCCAGACCATGGTGAATTACAGTTGGATCAATTTGCAAATTACGAATTGGGATTCAGCGGACACTTCCATAAACGTCAAGTACGTAAAAATATGCACTATATTGGTAATGCATTTCCGCACAATTATGCAGATGCATGGGATGATGACCGTGGCATGATGATTATGGAATGGGGCAAGCAGCCGGAATATTACAACTGGCCAGGACAACCCACATTTAGGACAGTTACATTGAGTCGATTAATCGACGAAGCGAGCACATTGATCTTGCCCAAACAGCATCTTCGTGTTACACTAGACATTGACATTAGCTATGAAGAAGCTAGTTTTATCAAAGAAAAATTCTTAGGCGATTATGACATTAGAGAATTAACTTTAATTGCCGAGAAAAAGGATGTAGAAATTAATACAGATATTGATATTAAAGCATTTGAGAGTGTTGACACGATTGTCAGCAATCAGCTTGTCAGTATTGAAAGCGACACTTACAGCGCCAAGACTTTATTGGCCATTTATAATAGCCTATGATCAAGATAAAAGATTTAACAGTAAAAAACTTCATGAGCGTGGGCAATCAAACCCAAGCCGTAGATTTTGGCAAGGAGCATCTTACACTAGTTTTAGGTGAAAACTTAGATCAAGGCGGTGACGACAACGGAAGTCGCAACGGTACTGGCAAAACTACCATTGTTAATGCACTGAGCTTTGCCTTATACGGAAATGCACTTACTAACATTAAAAAAGACAACTTGATTAATAAAATCAATGCTAAAAATATGTTAGTAACACTACATTTTGAAAAAGATGGTATTGAATACCGTGTTGAGCGTGGTCGTCGTCCCAATATTCTCAAGTTTTATGTTAACGGTCAAGAACAAGATACCGAAGAAAGCGATGACGCACAAGGCGACATGCGTGAAACTCAGAAAGACTTAGATGATTTGTTGGGCATGAGTCACGACATGTTCAAACATATTGTTGCGTTAAACACTTACACAGAGCCGTTCTTAAGTATGCGGGCAAATGAACAACGCATGATTATTGAGCAGCTATTGGGCATTACTATTCTCAGTGAAAAAGCTGAAGCTCTTAAAGAATTGTCAAAAATTACTAAAGATCAAATTATACAAGAAAGTGCTGAGATAGAAGCTACAAAAAAATCCAATGAAAAAATTCAGTTTAGCATTGACAGTTTAATTACTAGACAGACTGCTTGGTATGCACAACAAACTACTGATTTGGATAAAATCAGTAAGGCAATTCAAGAACTTTTAAGTGTTGATATTGAAAAAGAGTTAGAACAACATGCAAAATTAAAAGTATATGAAGAAGTTTCACAAAAAGTAAAAAGTTTAACCAAAGAAAAAGCAACATTAGAGTCTGCAATTGGTCAAGCAGAAAAAAGTGTAGCAAAGTATACAAGAGAACTAGAAAGTCTAGCAAATAAAACATGTCATGCTTGCGAACAAGCATTGCACGATCATAAGCACGAAGAACTTACTACAACTGCTACTAAAAATATAACAGAAGCTCAAAAGTATCTTGATAAAGTAACAGCAGATTGTAATAAAGTTAAAGACGAGTTAGCTGTCATTGGCGAAATCAACGGACGACCTAATACATATTACGATTCGGTTGAGCAAGCACTTAAACATCAGAACAACCTAACTACATTAGAAGATCAGCTAGTTAAACGGGCTGACGAAATTGACCCTTACCAAGAACAAATTGACGAATTAAAAAATACTGCTATACAAGAAGTAAGTTGGGATCATGTAAACGAGCTCTCAAGTATTAGAGATCATCAAGATTTCCTGTTAAAATTGTTAACCAGCAAGGATAGCTTTATACGTAAGAAAATTATTGATCAAAATTTGGCATATTTGAATAATAGACTCACTTACTATCTTGATAAGATGGGATTGCCGCATACTGTGCTATTTCAAAATGACCTATCTGTAGAAATTACACAACTTGGTCAAGATTTAGACTTTGACAACTTATCGCGCGGTGAGCGTAATCGTTTAATCTTGTCGTTGTCGTGGGCATTCCGTGATGTATGGGAAAGTTTGTATCAACAGATCAACTTGTTGTTTATCGACGAGTTGATTGACAACGGACTAGATGCATCGGGTGTTGAAGGTGCGCTGGCAGTGCTGAAAAAGATGGCCAGAGAACGCAATAAAAACATTTATTTGATTAGCCACAAAGACGAACTAATTGGGCGAGTTAACAATGTGCTAAGAGTCATTAAAGAAAATGGATACACCAGTTATGCTAATGACTTAGAGGTAACTGAATGAGAAACATGGCGCTTATAGATGCTGTTATTGTCTTGCACGAAGTTGCAAAGTTAACCTTGGAAGAAACAGGCGATTTAGCATTGTATGACGATATCAGAAACTGTGCAGAACGCTTGCATATTAGGTCTATTCAAGATTCAAAAATCAATGATGTAACAATAGACATTATTAAAAAGGCTAAAAAGTGAAACGTGATGAAGAGTTGCATAGTCAGCTCATGACCGCTTTCAACAATTATTTTAGAGAAAACCAGAAATGGATTTCTAAAGGCACGCGGCGTAGCGGTATTGCAACTAGATACTGGCTCAGCGAAATTAGGCGAATATGCAGTTTGAGACGCATTCATATACAAGAATGGCGTCATGAACTGGATCAAATTAAAGCAGAAAAGAAACAAATCCAAAAACAACAAGGCACGCCACCAGCATCCGATACATAATGGATGCATTGGACTTATCAAGATACACAAATAGAAGAACTACCTGAAGACTGCGTAGGCTTCGTATATTTGATAACCAATACAATCTCTGGCAAAAAGTACATAGGCAAAAAACTTGCAAAATTCGCTAAAACAACTTACAAAGTTGTTAAGTTAAAGAATGGCTCCAAGAAAAAGAAGAAAATCAGAAGCAAAATTGATAGTGATTGGCGTGACTACTATGGTAGCAGCCCTAACTTATCTAAAGATATAGAACTCTTAGGCAAAGAAAATTTCAAACGTGAAATTTTATACTACTGTACATCAAAGGCGCAATGCTCTTATATCGAGGCCAGAGAACAATTCCTCAATAAAGTGTTAGAATCAGACGAGTGGTATAACGGACAGATTTCTGTGCGTGTACACGGCTCACATATATTAAAATCTTAGGCTCACAAGCGGTATTAAGCAAGCACTAGCTAAAATCCTGTGCCCATGACAAGGGGTTTAATTACGCCCGGACGGAAAACTCTAGCCGCCAAGAGTACTCAGCAACTATCCTTAACAGGACGATGATCGGATATGCCTTCCATAAACTGATTTTGCTGTTTAAAACAAATTTACAAGGCTAAATGAAGGGATAGTATTCCCTACGTTTGTGTGTATGTTAGCGTATACCACACAAACCGCCGTCATATAAAGACGTGGCTCGAGGTACAGGATGACCGCCTCTGCAATCGCCACAACGCTAAGTGAACTATGCAACTCAGATAATGTTCAAAACTTTGGCCCGCCAGGGCCAAGTGTGACTAAACAATCTAGATAATATTTAAACTGCTTCGCAGTTAATTCTATTAAATACTTTAGTTAAAGAAAAGGTGTTTATGCGTAGCAAAGCGAAGCATAAAACACTTGTGAGCGTGAGCTCACAAAGAACATACCACTGGAATAATAAATACAATACTATGAAAGTTTATCAAATTGTTTCTGAAGTTGGATTTTTATCAGCATTAAAGACTGGTTATAATGCCTTTAAGGGTGCTAGATCTGCTGTTCCTAAAGCTGCTAGTGTTGCTAAGGACACTGCTGACGACGCAACTTCATGGGTTGCTAGGGGAGTGGAAAAAGTAACTGGTAATGCGACATCGGTTGCTACCAAAGCACAGTATGCAAGGGCCGCTGAAATAGCAGCCCAGCATTACGGCAGTCAAACAATGAAATTATTTTATGCATTGGATATTGCCAAAGAAGTTATCAATTACAATTATCAAGCTGGCAAATTAGATAAGAGTGCGCCAGACTATGAAGAACAACTTCGTACACTGCGTGGTAAATTTATTACCGCGATTATTGCACCTAAAGTTACCATGTGGGCTGCAAATAAATTACTGTTAGGCAAAATTGCATCGTCTGTTCCTTGGATTATTAAACAGTTCCCTGGAAACCGTTCAGCTGAATTAGCTGCCATTGTAAAACAAGTTGGTTCAAAAGGTCTTGAAACAGCTTTACTAGTTGGGTTTAGTACAGAAGCTGGCAAAAAATGGTTAGTTGATACATTTGGTGTTATGATTACTGGAATTGGTACGATACCAGAACTAGCTCCATGGTTGGTCAATGTTGGTACAGCAGTAACACAAGTGGCAACGGGCAACGTCCCTAAAGATGTTGAAAAAACAGATTTATCTGGAGTAGACCCAACTGATCCATTTAGTATATTACAAAAAGCAGCTGATTCGTCAGGTGGAAGAGTAGACCCATTCAAAGGTACTGGCCGAGGCGGCAAGTGATTACATTAACGGCAATCCGCTGTTCTTGGTCAATTCAATATTTTCTTTGATAATTTCGTTCATAATCAAACGATCTTCTCGAGTAAGACTATATAACATTTCACTTACTGAAACCCCGCCACGCATAAACCAGCTAATTCGATAAATTTCGTCCTTTATATCATGGACATATCTATCATGACTCTTGAGAAAATCTTCTAGCTCAGAGTCCGGGATATAAATTAGCTTCTGGCGAAAAAATTTGCTTGATCCAATGTTACTTCAACGTCAGTTTCGTGACTACAAGCAGAACATGTTACATGTTGCTTGGGCATATTCCACATTTCCTTGTTTCTCTCAAGTTTTTCTTTGATTGCTTTGAAGAATTTACGGTCACTGTTTTGCAACCATTCAGCAATAGTATCACCCTCAGTGACAGTTTCACCACCAACTTGTATATTATCAATACTGATTAAAAATAATTCTACTTGCATTTCGCTAATACGTTTGTATATAGAATCGTTTACTTCTTGTGTTTTAGCTTCATCTTCAGCAGCTTCTGCCTTACTCAATTGATACAGCATTTTTTGTAATTTAAAGTTTTCCATATTAAACGTTGTAACTTCTGCATAAGATAACGGTCTAATAGTAATAGTTAAATCATCAATTTGAATCTTACCATCAAAATTAACACTACTATAGTAGTCAAGTATTCGTTGTAAGTCAACTACAAATTCATTCTCAGCTTTACAAGCTGGACAATTATGTGTTAATTCCATTTCTCCACCGTAAGTTGCAATCCTAATACCCACTAACAGTGCATCTACATCTGTACTGGGAATTACAGTAGCATCAGGAATGTAAGGACAGCAACTTTCAATAACTTTGGTAGTTGCCTCTCCGTTGAACAGGGCATCGGGAGTTTTCATTATGATCTCATCCATGCCAGTCATTCCAAAGATTGGAACATTATTATAATCTCCTAAAAGTGAACCTGGTGGATAGAACAGTCCCTTGCTGGGCAGTGCCATGTAAATTTTAGGTTGTCTAAAATACTTTTGTAAAGGGTTATTAGCTGTCATTTGATACTCCGATAAATATAATGAGTATTTATATACGCAGTTTTCTAGGAAAAAATAATGGCAGCAGAAATTGACTATGAAAAAATGGCAGCAGCTAACGCAAAGTATGCTCAAGCTAATCCATCGACTGGCAAAGATCCATTAGCATCTCTTGGCGGGCCTGCCGACAAACTAGGCAAACAACTTGGCGCTTTATATGATTGGGTTCAAGGCGGCGAAAAAGTATTTCAAAATTTAAGTAATACTGGTAATGCGTTTAACAATGACATTGTAGGAATGCGTATTGCGGCTGCAAACAGTCGCATGAGCTTTGAAGAATTTGCCGCAGTACAATCCAAGAGTGCAAAGGACTTTGCTGGATTAGGTGGCAATGTGGCCAAAGGCGGAATGGCCTTTACAGAGTTCAGTAAAACATTCTTTGATAGTGGACTTACTGAAAATCTACGCCAAATGGGTTATACTAGCAAGGACTTGAATGAAGTCCTTGCAACTCAGATTGGATTTCAAAAGTCTACAACTGATACCAGTGTAGCTGGACAAATAAGAACAAGTCAGGCAGCTGCTGAACTAGCAACTGAAATGGACTTGATTGCCAAACAAACTGGTAAGACACGTAAAGAACAAGAAGCAAGTTTAGAAAAAGCCAAAGCTGACGGTCAAATTGAAGCCAAGATGCGATTAATTGGTTTACAACAAGGCGCTGAAGCTGAGAAAATTGCTCGAGAAGGATTTGCCAAACAACTAGCACAAGCAGAAGCAATGGGCACTGGACAAGTGTTCAAAGAAATGTTTGCTACTGGCACAGTACGCAGTCAAGAAGCAGCCATGCAAATGGGCCTACTTGGTGATGCGGCACGTGGTACAGCAGAATCAGCCAAAGCATTGAGTAAAGGTAACATAGAAGCTAGTCAAGCATCTATGGAAACTGCCAAAATTGGTAATATGGCCAATCAGAAGAACGAAGCATTACTTAATATCACAGCATCTGGCGTAGGTCCAGCAGCTGAAGTAATGAAAAAGAATATCGAGTCAAACGATGCAGCATATCACGGCGCAGTAAAAACTGCCCAAGCTATGGGCACTGCAATGAGTGACGTTACAAAGGTTTTAGGCGGGCAAAAGAAAGCAATTGAAGATGAACAACAAGCTCGACATGGTGCAACAGCAGCGTTAATTAGTGCTAAAGCTAGAATAGACGACATCAGAGCAGCTGGTGCAAACGTAATTGGCAAACCACTGAATACCGGACAATTAAATCAAGCTGGCTTGGATATTTACGGTAACACGAGTCAAGGTGTTGGGGCAAGAGATACTATTGCACAAACAACTGCCCAATATAGACAAGCAGCAACTGCCGAAGGACTTGCTGGCCGTCAAGCAGCAGCAGGTACTCGAGCTGACACTGAATATAACTTTGGAGCAATTGGCGGTAATACTGCTGTGCAAGCCATTGACAAGATGGCTGGAGGAGCAGTGGGAGGATTAACCTCTATGGCTGTTTCTGCCGCCAATTTTGTAGGTGATGCTATCAAAGTTTACCAGATGAATACATCGCCCGCAGTAGAAGCTAAACCCAAATCAACAGGATCGTTGGGAACTACTGGAAGTTTAATAGAAGATTTTGGTAAAGGCACATTGGCCATGCTCCACGGAAAAGAAGGTGTAATAACTGAAGAGCAGTTAAAGAAAATTGCTTCAGGTATGCAACAACAGGGTGTAGCCGACGCTGTACAACAAATGACTAAATCAATGCCAGGCCAGAAAGGAATGCCTAACTTAGATTTGTCTGCAATGGCAAAAAATATCAAAATTGATACATCTGCAATGCCTAACCCAGCAGACATGATGGGCATGGTGAAGAATTTAATACCATCTGGAATACCAGGAATGCCTGGAATGCCTGGCAGTGGCACTGGAAAGACAACATATCCAGGTGGATTTGATCCAAATATCAATGACGGCGGTAAAGCACACAGACCAGGCGAGCGTGAATACGCACAACAATTCGCAGCCCAAGGAAATCTTCGTGCGATTGACAAGTTAAATGCTGATTTTGACAGAGCATTGGGTAAAACACCTGGAACATCAGGAGCACCAACAGCACCAAAAATGCCTGTTAGTCCAAGTGCCGCATTTGATCGAGCCGGATTTAAAATGCCATCGTTTGATCAAATATCTATTGGTGCTGATGGTATGCCAAAAATTACAGCTAAACCTCAAGCGCAAACGGTTCCAGCCGCAGTAGATAGACGGACTACCAATCAGCAAAATGAAGATGCTAAACGAGGAGTTGCAGCTGGCACACCTGAAGAAAAACCAGCAGACACAACACTACCGCCAACAACGACAGGACAAAAAGTTGCTACTCTAGACGACGTGGCTAAATTATTATCTAGCTTAAATACTACTATGAGCAAGGTAAGTGAGTCTGCGATGGAAACAAATCGATTAGTAGCTAACCAAGTTAGAGCAACCAAGGCTATGAGCGGCAACGTTCATGATAAAACATAATTATGAGTTGGAAAAAGTACTTTACTCCCGTCCCAGTTAATAGTAACTCAAGTAACATTAGTCCTTTGTCTAATGCGACAAAAGCTGGACCAGCACGTACGAATTATTCAAGTTACTTGCCAGATGTGTACACTGGTAGTCCAAATCGTGTTGAACGCTATATGCAATACGACACGATGGACATGGATCCAGAAATCAACGCTGCTTTAGATATTCTAGCAGAGTTTTGCACACAAAAGAACAAAGAAAACTCAACAAGTTTCAGTCTTGCATTTAAAAGCAAGGCAACTAGTACTGAAATCCGTGTTTTAAGAGAATACTTGCAACAATGGAGCAAGTTAAACATATTTGACACACGTTTTTTCCGTATTATTCGTAATACATTTAAGTATGGTGATGCATTCTTTGTACGTGATCCAGAAACACAAAAGTGGTTTTATGTGGATCCCAGCAAAGTTGTAAAAATTATTGTTAACGAAAGCGAAGGCAAAAAGCCTGAACAGTATGTTATCAAAGACCTAGCACCAAACTTTCAAAATTTGGTCATGACACAGATCACACCCAACAGTATGCAAACAAACAATCGCGGAACTAATTGGTCTGGCGGTGGTGCAATTGGTAAAGGTGCTACTGGTGCGTTTCCGCAACAGTTTGGCGATAGATTCAGCATTGGTGAAAATGAACTAGCAGTTGATGCTGCTCACGTGGTTCATTTAAGTTTGTCAGAAGGCTTGGACAACAATTATCCATTTGGTAACAGTTTATTAGAACAAGTATTCAAAGTATACAAACAAAAAGAATTATTAGAAGACGCTATTCTAATCTATCGTATACAACGTGCTCCAGAAAGACGTATTTTTTACATTGATGTGGGCAATATGCCAAGCCACATGGCCATGAGTTTTGTGGAACGTGTAAAGAATGAGATTCATCAACGTAGAATTCCTTCACAAACTGGCGGAGGAGCCAACGTCATTGACTCGGCATACAATCCATTGTCAATTAATGAAGATTATTTCTTCCCACAAACAGAAGGCGGACGTGGAAGTAAAGTAGATACGCTACCTGGCGGCACTAACTTAGGCGAAATTGACGACTTAAAGTATTTTACCAACAAGTTATTCCGTGCGTTACGCATTCCAAGTAGTTATTTGCCGACTGGTGCAGATGATTCACAAGCACAATACAATGACGGTCGTGTAGGTACAGCATATATTCAAGAATTACGCTTTAACAACTACTGTATGCGTTTGCAAAGTTTAATTACTGGGGTATTTGACCAAGAATTTAAACGTTATCTATACAAACGCGGTGTAAATGTTGACTCAAGTTTGTTTGAAATCAAGTTCCAACCTCCGCAGAACTTTGCAGCATACAGACAAGCAGAAGTAGATGGACAACGAATTAATACATTTAATACAATTCAAGCAGTGCCTTACATTAGTAAACGCTTTGCTATGAAACGATTCTTGGGAATTACAGATGAAGAGATGGCAGAGAATGAACGTCTTTGGAAGGAAGAAAAAGGTACTGCTAGCATTACTGGTACTGATGCAAGTGGTGAGTTGCGTAGTGTTGGGATAAGTGCTGCTGGCATTGACAGCGACTTAGAATTAGGCGACACAAGTGCTCCAGATGATATAGCACCACCAGATGGTGCTGCTCCTCCAGGCGCTGACATGGGTGCTGGAGCAACAGCGGCTGCACCTGCTGCACCGCCAGCTGCCTGATAAATAAACATATGATATTACGCGAATTATTTTATCTTGATCCTGAAACACAGCGCATCAGCAATGACTTTCGCTTTGATGCTGCACGAGATATTGAAGAGTTACAACGCAGCGACACTAGAAAAACTAGATTAACTCTTAAGCAAATTAACGAACTACGTAAAAGCAGTGAAGCACACATACTTGAACAGGAAGAAGAATTAAAATCTGTTCACGATATGTACGGCATTGCTCCAGCTCCAGCGGCATAATAAATCCTAAAAGATAAACACTTTTAGGAGACAACGTATGCGAAGTTTTGTATTAGGCAACGGCAAAAGTCGTTTGCAAATCACTTACAAAGAATTACAACCCCACGGTAAAATATATGCTTGTAATGCAGTTTACAGGGAGTTTTCACCTGACTACTTGATTGCAGTTGATCCTAAAATGATTATAGAAATTAATCAAACAGGTTATCAATTACAACATCAAGTGTGGACTAACCCGCATATAAAGTTTAAGGACTTTCAAGGATTTAATTATTTTAAACCCAGTCTAGGATGGAGTTCAGGCCCTACAGCATTACAATTAGCAACAGATCACAAAGCAAAAGAAGTGTATATATTAGGTTTTGACTTTGCTGGAGATAACGGATTGTTGAATAATGTGTACGCTGACAGTAACAACTATAGAAAAAGCACTGATCCAGCAACATATTATGGAAACTGGCAAAGACAAACAGAACACATTGTAAAAACCAACATTAATACTAAATATTTTAGAGTAACTGATCGAAACTTTTACGATCCGCAGTGGCAGTTTCCCAACTTCAAAACTATATCTTACGAGGTGTTACGTGAGAATATGGCAAGTTGGAGTAAAACAGCCTAATTTCACACCATTATAGCACTATTTTTTACATTACGTGTAAATATATCGACAGCTCACAATCTAAGGAGATTTAAACATGACTGACCGTTCAAAATTCGAGCAAATGCTTGAACTTCTAATTAATGAAGAAACAGACAAAGCCAAGGAATTATTTCATGACATCGTGGTTGAAAAATCACGTGAGATTTATGAATCATTGCTTGCAGAAGATTTTAATGAAAACGAAATGCCAGGTGCAGAAGGTGAATTAATGGCTCCGGGCGCAGAAGGCGAAATGCCAGCTGAAGAAGGCATGGGCGACGAGTTCTCAAGCGATGACGAGACCGACGACATGATGGGCGATATTGAAGGTGACGATGAAATGGACGGCGACGACGTAACATTGTCAGGCGATGAAGTAACAGATTTACAAGACCGTGTAGTAGACTTAGAAGACGCTCTTGATTCACTACGTGACGAATTTGAGTCATTGATGGGTGGAGAAGAAGACGGCGAAATGGGTCCTGAAGAGCCAGCAATGGGTGACGAAGAAGAAGAAATGTCTGAAATTTATGGCGCACCAGAATTTGAAGGCGAAGACGAAATGAGCATGTATGGCGACGATGAAAATCAAGACGAAGCTTTCATCCGTGAATACGTAGAAAAAGTAACAGCTAAAATGGGTGACAATGGTGCTTTCACTAAGTCAACAGTAGCTAACAAGAATGATATGGGCGGCACAACTGCAAATATCGCTAAAGGCGGCGACGGCGGCAAAGGCGGTACACAAGGTGGTTTACTAAACCCAGCAACAAAAGATTTAGCATCAGGTAACGTTAACGTTCCAGGTGGTAAAGCAGGTGTTAAGCACTTGAAGAATGTTCCAGCAGGTCATGGAGCAGAGAAAAAAGGAAGCAAGCCAGATAGCGAAAAGAGCTTACTAGGCAAGTAATATGAGCAAAATCAACTACCTTCGTGAAAATTTGAGCTTTGATCAAGCCCGCATGGTGATCGAGTCAGATGGAAGCGACGGGAAAAACCTTTACATGAAGGGTATCTGTATACAAGGTGGCATTAAAAATGCTAACCAACGTGTGTACCCTGTGGACGAGATTGAGCGAGCTGTCAAAACTTTGAACGATCAAATTTCTGGCGGATACTCTGTATTAGGTGAAGTTGATCACCCAGATGACTTAAAAATTAACCTGGACCGTGTGTCACACATGATTACTGAAATGTGGATGGACGGTCCAAATGGTTATGGAAAGTTCAAGATTCTACCAACCCCAATGGGTCAACTAGTTCGCACTATGCTTGAGTCCGGAGTTAAGTTGGGAGTTTCCAGTCGAGGCTCAGGTAACGTCAGCGGTGACGGAACTGGAAGAGTCAGCGATTTTGAGATTATCACCGTAGATGTGGTAGCTCAACCCAGTGCACCAGGAGCATATCCTACACCAATTTATGAACACTTGATGAATAGTCGTGGTGGTCTAAATGCCTTACGTATAGCGGAAGAGGTGAAGGGCGATCCTAAAGCACAACGTTATCTTAAAGAGAGTTTATTATCAATAATAAACAAACTCCAATAAAAGGAGAATCACATGTTGGATGCAATTAAACAATTATTTGAAAATAATGTGATTTCTGAGGATATCAAAGCTCAGATTGAAGAAGCATGGGAAGCTCGTGTAAACGAGAACCGTACTCAAATCACTCAACAGCTTAGAGAAGAGTTCAGTCAGCGTTATGAACACGACAGAGCAGTTATGGTAGAAGCTATTGACCGTATGGTCGGTGAGCAACTAGCACCTGAAATTGCCGAGTTTGTTGAAGACCGCGCTCAACTAGCAGAAGCCAAAGCCAAGTATGCAGTTAAGATGAAGAAAGATGCGGCAATAATGAAGGAATTCATTACACGTCAACTAGCATCAGAAGTATCTGAATTACATGAAGACCAAAAAGTCATGGCAAGCAAGTTTTTCAAACTAGAAGAATTTGTGGTTGAAGCTTTAGCCAATGAAATTGCAGAATTTTACAAAGATAAACAAGACCTAGCGGAAACTAAGGTACGCCTTATCCGTGAAGGTAAAGATGCACTTGCTAAGATCAAAACACAATTTGTTCAACGTGCAGCAACAATGGTGGAAGGTGTTGTTGAGTCCAGCTTAAAAACTGAACTTACACAATTACGTGAAGACATTGACGCAGCTCGTAAAGCAGACTTTGGTCGTAAGATTTTCGAAGCTTTCAGCAACGAATTTCAAACAAGTTACATCAATGAGAAGTCAGAAGCAGCTCAATTGCTCAAGGTCATAGACAAGAAGGATTCACAAATTGCTGAAGCGCAAACCATTGCAGTTACAGCACAGAGAATCATTGAAAGCAAAGAAGCAACTATCCGTGCATTAAATGAAAGCATGGAAAGAAAAGCAGTCATGAGTGAATTATTGGCACCGTTAGCGGCTGACCAAAAAGAAATCATGAGCGAACTATTAGAAAGTGTTCAAACTGTAAAGTTACACGATAGTTTTAATAAGTATTTGCCAGCGGTAATCGAGGGCAATGCTCCGCAGAAGAAACAGGCACTTACTGAGGCAAAAGAAATTACAGGAAATAAAATTTCCAACAGCAACCGTAGCAGCGAAAGCGATGGCAACATCGTCGATATTCGTCGCCTAGCTGGACTAAAAATTTAAGGAGAAATTTAAATGTCAGAACTACTAAACAGCCGTTGGTCGGAAACCAAAGAGGCCCTATTAGAAGGCCTTCAAGGTACAAAGAAATCAGTAATGTCAGCAACTTTAGAAAATACTCGCAAGTATTTGGCTGAAAGTGCTAGCACTGGTGCTACTTCTGCCGGCAACGTCGCAACACTAAATCGCGTGATCCTTCCAGTGATCCGTCGCGTTATGCCAACCGTTATTGCTAACGAGTTAGTTGGTGTACAACCAATGACTGGTCCAGTTGGTCAGATCCATACACTACGTGTTCGCTACAGCGATACACTAAGTGGCACATATGGCGCTACTGCTGGTGAAGAGGCTCTAAGCCCATTCAAGATTGCAGAAGGCTATTCTGCTAACGACGGTTCACAAACTAAAGCAGCTTCAACAGCAGCTCTAGAAGGTGCAGCTGGTAAGCGTTTAAGCATTCAGATCTTGAAGCAAACTGTTGAAGCGAAGACACGTAAATTGTCAGCTCGCTGGACATTTGAAGCTGCTCAAGATGCACAAGCCCAACAAGGTATTGACATCGAAGCAGAAATCATGGCTGCTTTGGCACAAGAAATTACTGCTGAAATCGACCAAGAAGTTATCGGTAGCTTGGCTACTTTAGCTGCTTCTAACGGTAACGTTCAAGCATACAACCAAGCAACTGTATCAGGTACTGCTACATTCGTTGGTGACGAACACGCTGCTTTAGCTGTTCTAATCAACCGTGCTGCTAACATCATCGCTCAACGTACACGTCGCGGTGCTGGTAACTGGGCTGTTGTTTCACCACAAGCATTGACAATTCTACAATCTGCTACTACAAGCGCATTTGCTCGTACAACAGAAGGTACATTTGAAGCACCTACAAACACTAAGTTTGTTGGTACATTGAACGGTGCTATGAAGGTATATGTAAACAGCTACGCTGCTGATAACTCAGCTGTATTAGTTGGTTACAAAGGTTCTTCAGAGTCAGATGCAGCAGCATTCTATTGCCCATACATTCCATTGATGAGCAGTGGTGTTGTTCTTGACCCATCAACATTTGAGCCAGTCGTATCATTTATGACACGTTACGGTTATGTTGAGTTGTCAAATACTGCGTCATCTCTAGGTAACGCAGCAGACTACTTAGGTAGCGTTTCAATTACTGGTGTTTCATTCCAGTAATATTGCATTAAGTGTAATACAGAAAGGACTCTTCGGAGTCCTTTTTTGTTGACTTGTAACTCTTTAACAATCGATAAATACTTTGTCTAGAAGATTTATGCGGTACCCGCCGCGTAGGCCTAGAACGCCATTAACTCAAGGAGAAAACAAATGGGACGTCCAGTAAAAGATGATGTACTTGGTACATTGGTATTCGGCGATTACGCCACAACATCTGCAGGTATTAAAGTATCTGCACGTATTCCTGGCTTTGGAACAGCTAAAGCAGGTTACATTGAAAAACAAGTAGGCTCACGTAATTACAGAGTTACCAACGCTGATGGTACAGGCAAATGCTTGTTAGTAAGCTCAATCACAGACGAAGGTCAAGTAGTAATGCTAGGTTACACAAACCCGGGTGCTGACATTTCTGTTGCTATTAGAAAGTTAAACAAGCGTACAGCTATTGACTTCAGTGGCAATCGTTACACTTGGTATTTGGTAAACGATTCATCAGAAGATTACATTCAATTAACAGCTATCTAATATAAACATGTCTAAAGTCGTCAAAGTTCAAGGTGACTATCAAGTAGTCACACAGCTCGGTGGAAACATCGTACTAAACACGGGTCCAGGTGTTGGCTTAACAACCGTTACTGGTGATTTATTAGTACAAGGTAATACAACGACTATTACTTCAGAAACTTTGGAGATTTCAGATAGGGTTTTATATTTAAACGTAGGTGAAACACTAGCAGGCGTTGGTGGAGGAACTGATTTTTCAGGACTTACTATTGAACGTGGGTTGCTTCAAGACGCCAGCTTTGTGTTTGACGAAACTCTTTCGTTTACAACACCAACAGGTACAATTATAAATGGTGCATTTACATTTAGAAATTCTGTTGGCACACTATTAGGTTTACAAACAAATAGTTTGTTTACCGGCGGCAGCAACTTAGAAATTAACACAGGCACTGGGGTCATTTCAGTTAATTCGTCAAATAATTATTCTGCAAACGTAGCTCTAGCTGGTCCAAACGCAATCCCAAATAAAGGGTATGTGCAAACATATGTATTGGATTTGATTGCTGAAGCTCCTATTGCAGGTTTTAGAAAATATAATGGACTAACACCGTTGGATACTTCAGGAATAGCATTTGATACTGGTGCTGGAGATCCTGAAAGCAAGATAGTATTCACTATTGACGGAACCGTTGAAGCTACAGTTAATACTTCTGGTCTTTTAGTAAATAAAATTCAATTAGGTGGATCAAGTGGTTACGAAATCAATACTACAACAGGTTTTCCGCTAACTATTAAATCAAATACAAATTTGGTGGACATTGACTCAGTTTTAAGTTTATCAGATCAGTCTTCAGCACCAAGTAGTGATGCTGGCAAAAACAAAGTATACAGTAGAGCAACACAAGGTCCTGGAGCAACAGGATTATTTTTCTCAAACACAACAACTGCTGATGAGTTGGTAAGCAGACGTAGATCGTTAGTGTTTAGTATGATATTTTAAGGAATAGACATGGCAATCCAAAGCGCATTAGTAACAACATCATCGGCAGCAATTTATGGTCCAGTAGCATCTGGACAAGAACATGCTATTACTACTCTATTCTTTTGCAACTATAGCGTGTCTGACGTAGTTTTACAGTCAGTTAATCTTGTAAAATCAACAGCATCCGCTACTAATACAAATAAAATTATTCATAATTTAACAATCCCAGCAGGTGAAACATTCACGTTTGATGCAGAAAAAATTGTATTAGAGGCAGGAGATAAAGTAGAAGCTATTGCAGATACAAATACACGATTAAGCGTTACAGTTTCATCATTGAGGGTAGCGTAATATGAGATTTCTAAAAAAATCTCAACTTAGTCCGTATAATGTCAAGGACAACGGTGTTGCTATTGACCATAACAGACAAATTATTATGGAGTCAACAAATAGCTTGTTGATACCAAGTGGTCCTAACGGCTCACGTCCCGCAACTCCAATTGAAGGACACATACGTTACAATGAAACTGCGGGTGAATTAGAAGCACGTCAAGGTGGTGCATGGAGACAATTTAGATATAAAGAGTCAGGCGGCATCACACAACAAACATTGGGTACAGGTGACTATGTTGAGACAACATTTGGGCCATTGAGTCCAGCTCCACCCACAACCGCAGCAAGCGGAACAACTTGGACTGGAGCAAACTTATTGGTCATTGTTGAAAATGTGATTCAGTTGTTTAACACAAACTACACCATTGTTCAAAACCCAGCCAATGTAACAGCGTCCGTTATTTCTTTCAATAGTGCGTCAAAATTTATTATTAGCAGTAGTACTGCGGTAGTAAATTTTATTGACAAGGGATTTAGAATTGATCAAAAGATTGTTGTGACTGGATCTGCAAACAACAATGCTACATTTACTATTACCAACGTGCTAGAAGATATATTAACAGTTGCAGAAACTGTTAATAGCGAAGCAGCCGGAGCAGCAGTTTCTATTGTTGGTCTAGCAAGTGATGATTTGACACCATACACAACAGGTTATTATTGTGTGTTTGGTGAAGCAGTTCCAAGTTTAAAACCAGTCACCGTATTACACGGTTTTGACCAGTAAGGAGTAAAATATGCCAGTATCAGGCGGCGGCGGACCTCCAAGCGGACCATTATATAATCCAGCTCCAGTAAGCTACACTGGTAATGGTAGTCTTGGTCGTATCAGTGGAAAGCTTCTAAGCGCCAACTTGATCCGTGATGGTGTTGACCTCACTTTTAGAAACGGTCCAACAGATCCTGATTTAGTTTACTTTGACGTAACTGGCAACAAGCTGGGATTTAACACTGACAATCCTCTTTACGATTTAGATGTTAATGGTCTTTTAGATACTAACATACTAAGCATTACAACAACTGCCACAATTGGCAATGTTAAAATCAATGCAGATGGATCTTTTAGCACAGTTACTGGTGCATTGAATATTAGTCCACTAGGGACTACACCTACAATTTCACATGATAGACTTACAACAAGTTTATTACAAATCAACGATAACTTTATTAGTGCAAATGTTACTGATGGTAACGTAATATTTGACCCCAACGGCAGCGGCGCAATCAATTTACAAAGCAATGTGGTTAATACTGGTGGAATTGATGTTACTGGAAATATCAACATCCAAGGGAATTTATCCTATGGTGGTAGCTTAATACTGGGTGATGCCGCAGGAGACGCACTAGACTTTAATGGCGAATTTGACAAAGCTCTTTTGCCAGGAGTTGACAATTATTATAACTTGGGCGCACCAGGCAAGGCATGGGCATTGTTGCGAGTAGCCAACGCTGAAATTGGAAGTTTAAGTCAAAATTCTATCCTTGTAGACAATAAATTATACATTGCCAACAGTGCAAATGACATCGCTGCCACGCAAGGTAATGATCCAATTTATATCAACCCAGATACAAGAGTTATCTATTTAGAAGATTTTAAAATAGAAAATAATATAATCACAAATCAACTTAATACCCCAGTAACCTTTACTTCTACTGGTACAGGATACCTTCAATTTACTGACACAAATGCATTTATTATTCCAGTTGGAGACAATTCTCAACGCGGTTTTACTGAAGTTGGCGAGACACGATGGAATACTGAAGTAGGATATATGGAATGCTTTGATGGCTCAGTATACTATGTTGCTACGGGCCCTGGAGAATTTTTAACTCCAGAAGACATGCAAGAACTTGGTAACGTTTACAGCATTATCCTGGGCTAATTTAACCAATCCGATAAATACTTTTACTGTAAAGACAGACCATGTTTTTGCGATATTCAACTGTGGTAAACCCGCAATGTAAGGTGGTTAACCGTGAAACACGGGGTTAAGGAGAGCTATGGCTATTGGTCGCATTTCAGGTCCGCTCTTAAAGTCAAACTTGATCCGTGACGGGGTCAACTTAGCCTTTGAGACCGACTTATTATTTCTTGATGTTAATAACTCTCGTATAGGGGTGAACACTGCCAGTCCGACGACAGATTTGGATGTTAACGGTACAACCCGCACTACTAACTTAACCATAAATGATCAACTAGATGTAGGCAATTTGCACATTACTGACAATACAATAAGCAGTGATTTGTCAACAATTACATTTAGTCCAGCAGCAACAAACCCAACAATATACCATGCTAAATTGCAAGTGGATGACTTGCAATTTACTACCAACACGATTTCTACAACAGTAACTGATAGAAATTTAGATATCAGTGCAAACGGATCTGGAGTAATTAACCTAGTAGCAAACACTAATGTTACTGGAAATTTAGATGTTACAGGAGATGTAACAGCTACTGGAAATATTGTAGTTGGCGGAAATATCACAATTGGTGATTCAACTACAGATACTATCACAGTTAATGCTAGCATTACCAGCGACCTAGTACCAACAACCACCAACACCTACGACATTGGTTCTCCTGATTTACAGTGGAATAACTTGTATGTTAGTAATGTGTTTGCAGATACTGCAAACTTAGTTTCACTATCTATTGGACAGTTAATTTTTAATGGTAATGAAATCAATACTACTACAGGACAAGATTTATATCTAAGAGGTGCTGGAACTGGTGGTGTAATATTAGATAATATCAAAATTCTTGGTAATACAATTACTAATATTGCCAATAACGCAATTACAGAAATTGCACAATCAGGAACTGGCTACTTTAAAATTGTAGGTACAAACGGTTTTGTACCCCCAAGAGGAACTGAATTGCAACGTCCTTCCCCATCCAATTCTGTGCTGGGCATGACACGATACAATATTGTATCAAAAGCATTAGAAGTATTTGACGGTGTAGGTTGGTCTAGTCCATCAGGTTCTGCTGGTGCAGTTTCAGCTCAAGTTGCTGAAGATACAGCAATCTCTTTTGCAATATCATTAGGATAATAAGAACATGGCAACGACATTTAAAAACGTAGTAGTAAAAGGTGTTGGGACTAATTTAGCAACGCTAGTACAAACAACCAACTTAACAAGATGCACAGTTATTGGTTTAAGTTTAACTAATATCACTGGAAGTAATACCATTGTAGATGTACTAGTTGAAGATGACACAAGCACACAAGGCTATTATGTGAAGGGCGTTATTATCCCTCCAGGTAGTAGTTTAAGAGTTGTAAACCAAGGCGAAAAACTTATTATGGCCACAGAAAATCAGTTGCTAGTTCGTGCAACTCAGCCCAATAGTATTGATGCTATTGTAAGTTTCGTTGAAATTTATTAAGGTACTAGATTATGACATATTTTTTAGGTAATAGTGCAGCAGACCTACTACAAGGTAAACCAAGATACTTTTACGGACTACGTAGAAGTGATGCTGGCGATGTTTATATTGATCGCATCGATCAATTAAATGGAGAAGCAGTTGTAATTAATAACCCAGGTGACTCGAACGAAAGTTACGAAAAGTTTGCAGTGGGTTTGGATTTTTTAAATGGACGTGCAGTTAATCACGAATTAGTGTATGCAAATCTCAAATACGAACAGTATCGCTGGGATGATAGACTTTTAAGTTATTACATTGACGAAGATGGTAATTTAGCAGTGCTGGTAGGCGAGGATCGCATATACCCAGCTGATGTATAAAGATAAATAAAAAATAGTAGAGGAAATTCAAAAATGGCTGAATTTAAAATTGGTAGATTAAGATTTGTATGGCGCGGTGTCTGGACAATTGGTTACGACTATGTCAAAGACGACGTTGTACGTGTAGGCGGTAGTTCGTATGTTTGCGTTACTGGGCATCAATCCAGCGGCGCTTTCAGCACTGACGCCGCAAATTGGGAAAGAATGCAAGAAGGTATTCTTTACAGAGCAGCATGGGCTCCAGCAACAATTTATGAAAACAACGACATTGTTGTATACGGTGGTATTGCGTATATTGTTACAACAGCGCATACTAGTATATCAACATTTGAACCAGCTAAGTTTTCAGTAATAGTACAAGGTTTTGATTATAAAGGTGTTTGGAGCGGCAGTAGCGTACTTTACAAGTTAAACGACTTGGTCAAATATGGCGCAAACGTTTACTTATGTACCACTAGCCACACAAGTTCAGCATCGTTTGATGCCACCAAGTTTAGTTTATTTGTACCAGGTCTTGAGTTTGAAGACGCATGGAGTAATTCTACTACATATCAAACTGGTGATATTGTAACATATGGTGGTTACGCTTATGTGTCACAACAGAATCACAGTGGCCAAACTCCTTCTACAGCAACAGCATACTGGGAATTATTGACAACTGGGTACAGAAACCAAGGCACTTGGAACTCAGTAACTAGTTATAAAGTTGGTGATGTAATACAGTTTGGTGGAAATACTTACGAAGCAATTGTTGATAACAGCAACACAGTGGCAACCAATACTGGCTTTTGGAGACTAATTGTACAAGGTCTAAACTTTATTGGTAACTGGGCAACGGCTCAATCATATAGAATTGGTGATGTTGTTAATTACGGCAGCAGCAGCTATCGTGTTAAAGTATCACACACTTCAGGCAACACTGGTGCATTACGTCCAGACTTGGACATTGGCGGAACAAACTACGGCTTGTTATCAGAAGGCGACAGCGCCGCCGTAACACTAAACCGTGGCGATTTAATTGCTCGCGGCGCAAGTGCAAATTACAATCTTCCAGTTGGAACAGCGGGACAAGTATTACGTTCAGACGGAACAGATCCAGTATGGGCCACATTTGGTGCAAGAACAAAGGTTTATTATGTAGCACCAGGCGGTACTGATGCCGCTGGATTTGGTACAACAATTGATCGTCCTTGGGCAACTATTGCATATGCTTGTGCTAACGTAACAGGTACAGCAACTATTAGTGTTAAAACTGGCACTTATGCCGAAGCACTTCCAATTGTAGTTCCAGCTAACGTTTCATTAGTTGGTGATGAATTACGTACAGTAATTGTTACACCACAAAGTGGTGATGCAGCCAAAAACATGTTCTACATGAGAAACGGCTCTAACTTACGCAACATTACAATGAGTGGCTTGGTTAACACATTAGCAGCGGCTGGTGCAAGCGGAACACAACGCACACAAAGTTCATTTGTTAGTTTAGATCCTGGAACAGGCCCAAGCGATACTAATGTTTGGATTACTTCTAAGTCTCCATATATCCAAAACTGTTCAACATTTGGTACAGGAGTATGCGGATTAAAAATTGATGGAACGTTACACAACGGCGGTAACAAATCCATGGTAGCAAACGACTTTACGCAGATTATTGATCTTGGTATTGGCGTATGGTTAAATGGTAAGGCCAAAGCAGAACTTGTTTCAGTGTTTACATATTTCTGCTACATGGGTTATTTGACAACAAACGGCGGAACAATTCGCGGTGTTAACGGTAATAACTCATACGGTACATACGGTGCTGTTTCTGAAGACGGAGATCCAACAGAAACTCCAGCAACAGGAACTGTCAACAATCAAAACAATGAAGCACTAGTAGGCGCAGTACTAGCTGGCGGCAGTCAAGTTATTCAACTTGAAATACTAAACGGCGGTGAAGCGTATACAAGTTCATCAGTTGTTATTGCTGGCAACGGCGCTGGAGCAAATATTACAGCGCAGTATGCTAGTGGAGCAGTTTCAAGAATTGATATAAGCAATCAAGGTTTAGACCATAAGTTTGCATTAAACAATGCACAAACTGGTACAACTACAAGTATTACACTAGGTTTAACAGACCAAACTGCAACTAACGCATATAACGGCATGAGAATTACTCTTATTGACGGCACTGGTGTTGGACAAACCGGTATTATTAGCGCATTCAACGGCGGTACCAAAGTTGCAACTGTTACTACTGAAACTGGATCATCTGGTTGGGATCACTTGATCTCTGGTACTGCAATTGAAACAGTGTTAAATGAAACAACACGCTACAGAATTGAACCACGTGTACGTTTATCAGGCGGAACTGCTCCAGCAGTTGAAGCTAAATTACGTGCAGTTGTTGAAGCTGGAAGTATCACAGCTATCCACATTTTAGACGGCGGTTCAGGTTATAATGCAAGTAACTTACCAGCAATTGTTATTACAGATCCAAATGCTAGTGTACTAGCAGTTGCAACTGTTGTAGTTAAAAACGGTGCAATTACAAGATTTACATATACTAACAGAGGAACTTCATACACTACTGCCAGCGCAACAATAACTGGTGATGGTTATGCAGACATTTTACAAACTGGCGGATTCTTAAAAGTAAATGGATTAGTAGCAGCACCTAAAGCAGGTAGTAACCTTACAATTGCCGGTCAAACTACTACATTTAGAATTGTGGCATTCCAAGACCAAAGCGGCACAACACCTAATATTTCTGGTACAATTCGTATTAGTCCGTTTATTAGTACAGCGCCAGCTCAAGGGGCAGTTGTTACATTTACAGAACGTTATTCAAACGTTCGTTTAACTGGACATGACTTCTTGAACATCGGTACTGGCGGACTTACAACAACCAACTATCCAGATACCCCAAGTCAATTACCAAATCAAGCAAACGAAGTTGTTGAATATGGCGGTGGGCGTGTGTTCTATACCAGTACTGACCAAGATGGCAACTTTAGAGTTGGTGAGCTGTTCCGAGTAGAACAAGCAACTGGTATTGCTACATTGAACGCTGATGCGTTCAACTTGAGTGGTTTGAACGAATTGCAATTGGGTTCGGTGGCCTTAGGCGGCAGCGGCGTAAGCATTAGAGAATTTAGTGCAGACACACTAATGACCGCAGCAAGTGATGCAATTGTTCCAACTCAACGAGCTGTTAAAACATTCGTTGAAAATATTATTGGAGCTGGCGGATCAAACTTGGTTGCTAACTCAATTACTGTTGGTGGTATGACTTTAGACAGTAATGTAATTACTGCCACTGGTGCGTTAGATCTAATCCTAACAACTATTGATCCAACAGCTGGAATATTGTTTAACAGAATTCCAAGAACAAGTATTGCACCAACACTTGGTACACACTTAACAAACAAGACTTACACTGATTATACATACGCTCCAACAATTCAAAATCTGAATTTTACAGTAAGAACTGGTAGAATTTCTTATGATGAAGAACACGCAGACTCAGCAAATACTGTGACACACACTATTGATTCTAACACTATTAGAGATCAAGCGTATATTGGTCAAGTAAGATCCAGTTTTTCTATCAATGCTTCAGGGCATTTGATAATTACAATGTAAGAATTAAGGACTCGATATGACAACAACAGCTTTAGGAACAACAAGATTCGTTAAACAAGGTGTATACAGCATAAGTGCTGTATACTATGCAGACGATGTGGTGTTGTACAACGGTAAATGGTACCTGTGTACAGCAACTACAACTGCGGGAACACTGCCAACAGATGTGACCAAATTTACAGAATGGCAAGCAGCATTCAACTGGAGAGGCACTCACAACAACGCCGCTACAGCATACGCAGTTGGTGATATTGTAAAATACACAACTTCATTTACTACTGGTACAACAAACGCTGGTACGTTTACTAGAACCGCAACTCACGTTTACAGATGTATTTTGGCGCACACTAGTAATAGTACATCTACATTCTTACCAATTGCTGCTACATATTGGGTTGCAGTAAGTTTAAACTCTTACAATGACGGTACTGTTAGCTTAGTTAACAACAACATCACTGAATCTTGGGGTGTACAAGGCCAAAGTACAGACAAGGGCATTGCATTTGCCAACTATGGTCGTATAGGTGAAACAGAAACTCCTTACGCAAAAGGTAATAACAAATGCCAAGGAATGATGTATGATCGCAGTGGGTTTATCACACAAAACGGTCAGTGGCGTACATGGGGACTGAATACTAACAGCTGCCAACCAAACAATTTGAATGTTGGCCCACATTCTGAAACATTTAGTTTTTACTTTAATGACTGGTTCCGTTCTACAAGTAATGGCGGCGCTGGTGTACAATCTACACCAGATAATAAAATCCCTCGCATAGTTCAAGTTGAAACAGGATGGGATTGGTGGTGCATATTGTTCAACAATGGTGAAGTTTATCATGGAGGCCAAGGCACTTCTGGTGAATCAGGTGATCGAAGCAACAGTAATAGAAACGTTGCCCGAGTTGGTGGCACATACACTGAAACAGCAGTAGCATTAAACACATCTACACACTTGTTTAGAAACGTTCGTATTAAGAGAATTAGCTGCTCTGGCGGCGAACGAGGCGCAACGACACATCATTGCATGGCATTGGATGAAGACGGCCAAGTATGGACTTGGGGCTATAATGGTTATGGACAGTTAGGTGATAACTCGACAACCAACCGTAATATTCCTACACTAATTAGTAGAGCGTTCTTTGGTCTAGTAAGCCCGCAAAAAGTTACAGCTATTTGGGCTGCTGGCGGTGAGTATGGATATTGTTTTGCACTAACGGATCAAAATACATTTTTTGCTTGGGGATATAACGGCTACGGATCATTGGGTTTAGGTAATACCACTAATCGAAGTATTCCAGCTGAAGTTACCACACAGGTTTGGACAGAAGCTGGAGTAGGCACAATTAGAAAACTTGTGACTTGTGACACATACTCAAGCACTCCGTTTAGTAGCACAGCAATTTTAACCAGCAAGGGAAATATTTACGTAGCGGGTTATAATGCAAGCGGTGCATTTATGTTGAACAACACGAGCCAACAGAACTCGTTTACACAAGTAACATCTGGACCAGGATCAAGTGGAACTGCTAATGATGTGTGGTTAGTTTCAGGCCAATATCCTACAATGTATGTTACAGACATTGCAAGTAAAAAATTATGGGCAGCTGGAGCAAACAATGCTAGCCAAATGGGCACGTTGTCAACCAGCGTGACACAATATAGTACAGCACAAGAGTGTTTTAAAAATATTGGCGGCGTTGATTCGGCATTAACAGGCGTTATAAAATTAACAGCAATGGGTAGTCAAAATACTGGCGTTAACACAAACGTTATTGTAGTAACTGAAAATGGTCTAAGTTTTGCAGCTGGAAAAAATAGTCATGGTGTACTAAGTTTAGGTTGGTCAGGCACATATCACTATTCAACACTTGACGGAAATGGTAGAGAAGGTATGGGATCAAGAGCGTTCCAAATGGTTAAGATGCCACCTGCATTAATGGGTCAAGTAGCAGACGTACAATTACAGGGTTACAGTGATGGATCATCAACTACGTACACTCGAGGCACTTGGATAGATAGAAGTGGTCGTGTTTATCAGTCTGGTTATAACAGTTCACTAAGCATAACTGGTAACGTGTATGGTCACCACCACAATTTGATGCACCCGGTCATCACAAGTTAAAAGGAAAATAAAATGGCAATATTAGATCTTGGAAAAATTAAACTGTTGTGGCGCGGAGCTTGGGCTTCTGGCACAGCATATGAAAGGGACGACGTTGTTTATAGTAACGGGTCTGTATGGATTTGCAAGCAAACACATGCAGCGTCAATTTCAGGTGAAGGACTTAATCGTCTAGCACCAGCAAAAAGACTTAGACAAAGTGCTTACGGAGCAATTTTTGATCCGCAACAGCCAACAGTAATTTATCATGTGATAAAGTCGGGTGGTAAGTTCTTTTTAAATGGCAGATTAAATCCTAGCATTGCACTACAAAAAGGTCATAAATATCGATTTTATGTTAGTGCAACAACAATGGCCAGTGTTAACTTTAGATTTGCAACTAGTCTTGACGGCACAACTTATACCACTGGAGTAACAACTAGTGGAACACCTGGACAAAACGGTGCATACGTTGAAATTACAGTGCCAATTGATGCTCCAAACACACTATACTATAAACAAGATGGCACAGCAGGCATAGCTGATACTGCTACCATTACAATCTCTCCTATTTGGCAAGGTTGGCAATATTGGGAAGAAATCAGCAGCGGCATGAAATTTGCTGGTGTATGGTCTAACTCCACACAATATTACAGAAACGATGTAGTTGTATGGGACGGATCAATGTACATTGCAGATGCTGACAGCAGTGGAGAAATTCCTGATACAGTACAAAACAATCGAGCAGCATTTATTGATTGGACTGGACAACAAAGTACACAACGTAACAATCACGTATGGAGATTACTAGCTGGTAATCAAGTTAAACGTAGATCAGACAACGCCATGTGGTTACCAAATCAAGGACCAATTAACTGGCCTTATTTGCATAATGATGACTTGTCCGCAACTGCATATAGAAAAACATTTTATATTTCTTCAACAGGAAGAGTATACGGCTTAGGCATGGGAACCAGTAACAACAACGGATATTATACAAGTCAAGGCGGCTTCATCAGCTACTTCACAGAAGTGAACTTTCAGTGGTATGACTGGTACAAGTCACTGGACGCAGTCAACAGCGACGGCGGTACAGGACCACGTATGGAAGCAGACTTTAATCCAGCAAACGGATATAATAGACTGTACAACCGTTCAGGAGAACCGCCAAAGTGTATTCAAATTGAACAAAATTATGACGCTACATTTTTCTTGTTTGACAACGGAGAATTATGGGGCATTGGTTACAACGGCCAAGGTAACAGAGGTAACGGATTTACATCGGGTAGTACAAGACCACAACGTGTTATGAACTTGAACGATCGAAAAATTATCAAAGTCTCCATGTCAAAAGGCAAGGAAAATTCAACACATCATTGTATGGCTTTGGATAGTGAAGGTGATGTATGGACTTGGGGTTATAACGGTTACGGACAATTGGGACGTGGTACAACCACCAACGGTTACAGCCCACGTAGAATACCAAGAGAATATTTTGGTGGTGAAGAAATTATTGACATACTAGCAACTGGTATGCAATACGGTTCTAGCTACGTTAGAACAAAAAGCAACAACTTTTATTCATGGGGTTACAATGGGTACGGTCAATTAGGTATTGGCGACTCTACTGATCGTTATAAACCAACAAAGATTTTAGCATTCAATCCAGTGACAGCTGGCGGCGTATTGAAGTTTGCTGCTAGCGGACAAAGTACACTGTCGTTCCACGTATTAGATGGTAATGGATATATGTGGCATGCCGGCTATAACGCACACGGGACTGCATTAAATGCCAGTACAACCAATAATACTACATTGGCAAGAAGTGTTACGGCCCCAACTGCTGGCACTACAGTTAACTTTTGGGCAGATTCTCCGGGATCAAGTGATAATTACAATATGATTTATATGCGCACTACTAACGGTAATACATATTTTGCAGGTTATAACGCAGCTTATTATTTCTCAGGTATTGGCAATCAAACAAGCCCACAAACAAGCCCAGTACTAGTTCCTAATGCTACCAATTTGAAAAAGGTATTTTTGCGAGCTTCGCACAGCAATCGAATCACAGCTTTTGCAATATCTGATAGAGGTGAACTATGGTGTAATGGTTACAGTAACTATAGTAGACATGGCAACGAGTACGGTAGTAATTCGACACAACAAGACGGTACCAATTACTATTGGTTTAGAATGGCAATCCCAGCTGGTACAAAGGTAATTGACGCAATAATTCACGACGCAGATTCAACTACTAACTATTACGGAACCAATAACTATTGGTTGTGTGATAACGGTACAATTTATGGAAACGGATTTGCTGGAGTATATCAAGAGCAAAACAGTTTCTTGATGGGTAATCAAAGAAATACTTGGCAAAGTCCAGGTAACATACTATATCCAATGCAAATATCCCGTGGATATTCAAATTAATTTAACAGGAGTCTAACATGACATATAAAATTTTTAGTTTCGTAGAAAAAGCAGAAGTAACAAACCCCGAGTTTGTAAAAGAAGATAACACACGTCTTGATGACGTTGTACAATTGGGAACACCCGACGGAGTTACACATTACTTTAGTATTGACACGTCAAACGTCACAATTGATGCAGATCCCTCATCAGAAGCAAAGACATATGATTTTAGTAAAGAAGCAGATGTTGCAGCAATTAAATCAGTTGTTAACAAATTGATCACAGTGACAAACAAAATAGATGCGATTGAAAAGAAAGCAATTTCAAACCACACATTGTATAGCGTTGCGTTGGCATTAGCTAATGAAAATGCAGAATTTGTTGCAACATTGGCAGCAGCAGAAGCTGAGAAAGACGCAATGCTACAAGGATTAGGTCTGCCTGGCACAAGCATTTTAGCATAATAAGGACAATAAAATGAGTTCTATAGATATTACAAAATTACGAAATAGATGGTTGGGCATTTGGAGCCCAAGCACTCAATACGTGACTAATGATGTAGTTCAGTGGAGAGGATCTAGTTACGTTTGTATCAGAGATCTTCCAGCAGAACAGATCATTGTTGCAGACACTGGCGTTAGCACAAACATGTATCAGTCTATCCCACCAACACTGACGTTTAGATCTATAGATCCTACGGATACAACTTATTGGGTAGATATGGCTCCTGGTATGTCATTTAGACGTACATGGGCTCCAAGAACCACATACACCACTGGTGATATTGTTGAGCTTGGTGGAGATTTATATATTTGTATCTTAGGCGGAATTAGAAATACTTACGTCTTAGACACTAGGTATTGGACAAAGATTTTTGAAGGCGCTGACCGTGACCAACGCTACACAACAGCAGATTTCATGAATCAACAACCATTGGGTTGGACACGCAATATGGGTGATGTAGGCTTTCAAGGTGGCAATGCTGGCTGGTGCCACGGATTTATATCCCACCAAGGCAACTGCTATATTGGCGGTTATCTACAGCAAGGCACTGGTACTGGTCAAAATATGGTCAATACATATGGTCATTCAGGTTGGAAAACACCGTGTTTTAGTTTTGTTGACTGGTTGTTGAGTACAGATAACGGCGGCAGCGGCACATTTACTACACCTGACGGCCTTGGTCCAAGAGTTATCCAATGGGTCCACAATGGCTCCAGCACCAACAACTACGGTAATAGTTTGTGGGTTATGAACAACGGAGAGTTATATTCTTCTGGATATAATGCTCAAGGACAATTGGGTGTTGCAACCAGCGACACAACAACTCGCAACTGGCCAGTTCGTGTTACTAACTCATCTTTAACTGATTGGTGGGGGAATACAATTCCTAAAAGTTTTAATGATACAAAAATTATTAAAGCTGCACAGTCAAGTCAAGGTTTGTATGATACTGATGCTAACTCATGCTTTGCATTGGGCGATGACGGAAGTCTTTGGGCATGGGGTTATAATGCATATGGACAATTAGGATTAGGTCCTAACCAAGCAGCAACCAACAGTATTGGTACTGGAGAAACTAACCAAACACAACCACAACGTATTCCACAAAGTTTCTTTGATCATAAGAAAATTGTTGACATATATTCACGCGGCGGAAACTATGCTTGGAACTTTGCAGTAGACGAAGACGGTTATTTATGGGGGTGGGGAGTTGATATGCGCGGCGCATTAGGACTTGCAGATCGTCATGCCAGCGTAGTGGCCAGTGCTTTGAATAGACAGTACACTCCAGTGCGTATTGGCATTGATTGGAGCAAGCACGGCGGTATTAAGAAAATTCTCATGGGCGGACAACAAGCTGGTACATATCAGTGGGCATTTATCTTAGACGGTAACGGCTACTTGTGGACTTCAGGCGAGTACGTTAACAACGGACAAAACAGACTGTACAACATGTCCAACTATACCACCAGTGAACGTAGTGCTAAATTTACCCGTATGGATAAAAACTGGTATAGCGAGCACAGTATTGAAAACTTCTGGGTTGTTGGATCTGATGACTGGAACATTATCATTAGAGAAAAAGGCACTGGATTAACCTACATTTGGGGCGCCAACGAGTTTGGTCATTTAGGAAGTTCAGCAAATCATCGTTATAGCGGCTCAGGGTATACAATGATGCCAACAGCAGTTCGTGGAGTTCGTTATGTTAAAGATGCAACGCCAACACACTGCGGCAACACTGGAGCAACCACATTTTTAGTTGTAACTGATGACGGTGAAGTTTGGGGCATGGGAGATAATGGCTATGGCAGTTTAGCGTGGGGAAGTGCCGGCGATGATAGTCCGTGGAACACTGAAACAGAAGACAACGGATCTAATAACTACTGGCGCAGAGCATTGCTACCACCAGGCACAACAATTAGTGGTGTATACGGTTTCGGTCACTCTGGCTATGACGGTTCAATGTTTATAACTGACACTGGTGGGTATATGCTAGCAGGGTTTGACGGTACTGATGGCTATCACTCAATTCAAGGGCACATTAATACGACTGCATATAGAGACACCGCTGGTAACAGTGGAGCCAATCATTGGTACACAATGCACAGTTACCCAGGTTAATTTAAAAGGTCAAAATGGCAACTAATCTATCATGGTTACCTGGACTAATAACGCAAGATGAAGGATCAGTTAAGTTTCTTAATGGTACTAATCTTGCGTTTACAGGAATTGAAACATTAATAGTAGACGGCCCCGTTACGAATGCGCTACATGAATTTAACACTGATACTTTTGGTTCAGCACACTATGTAATACATGCGGAATGTGGAAGTGATCAGCGTGAGACATTAAATGTTTCAGTTGTTGCAAAATTAGGCAAAGCTTCTATAACAGTATACGGTAGAATTAATACCGGAGTTAACTTGATAGATGTACAGGCTGATATTACAGATAGCATATTGGTATTGTACGCAACACCAGCAGTTGTTGGCTTGCAAGATATCAAAGTAACTGCATTTGCAACACTGGCTGAAGTAATTGTTGATTCATCATCCAAAGCAACTGTTTATTATTTTACAAAAGTAAACGGAACTCCTGCATTTACGATCAATACAGGTCCTTATTCCTCAGACGATGTTAAACCAGCACTGACTTTTTACAAAGGACTAACTTATAGATTTGATCAATCATACGGAACTAATGATTTACATCCGTTAGTCATTGGCACAACTGCTGATGATGTAAACAGCATTTATGTTCCTGGAATAAGTTACTATTTGGATAACAAAAAAGTAGCCAGAGCAGACTATATTAATCCAGCATTATTTTTAGCAGCAACCAGTAGATACATAGAAATTTCAGTTGCTGATACTTATCCAGCAGCATTGTATTATTTTAGTTCAGTAACTGCTGGACTGGGTAACGCAATTGTAGTAACAACATTGAGCGACGCTGGAAGCACTGGTGGTTCTGGCAGCGGTGGAACTGGCGGTGGCGGTGGAACAACCAGTGGAGCAGCAACGGATTTAAGTAACTTAGAACCAACTGCAATTAATGCTTCATTACTACCTGGTGTTACCAGTAGTATTGATTTGGGCAGTGCAAGTAAAAGATGGAAGGACTTATATTTAAGTGGCAACTCACTTATTTTAGGTGATGCTGTAATTACGGCAACTGGTTCAGCAGTTAATTTACCAGCTGGATCAACAGTTAACGGAACAGTAATTGGTACTGGTGGCGGCGGCAGCGGGGGTGCAAGCGCACTTGCTGATTTAACAGATGTAACTATTACATCGCCCACTAATGGTCAAGTATTAAAATACAATGGAGTCAACTGGTACAACGGTGCTGATGAGTCAGGCACTGGTGGCGGCACAAGTGGCAACAGTTTTAGCACTATTGAAATTGCTGGCCAAAGCGCAGTTGTTGCTGACTCTTCAGCTGACACGCTAACGCTGGTAGCTGGTCCAAATATTACTTTATCAACTAATGCTAGCGGCGATGCAATTACAATCAGTGCCAGCAGTAGCGGAGGCGGTGGTGCCAGTGGTGTAAGTGCTGGTGTAGGCAATAGACTAGCATATTATCCAACTACTGGATCAGTCGTTGCGGATACTGGTGCTGGACTTTCTTGGAACGGTGAGTTTTTACAAATATTAGGCACACTATATGCCACTGGAGCAAAAAGTTATCTCCGTGCCAATTGGGCATCACTTAACGATTTGAATATTGAAGCCCCGGCCAACACATGGCGCGGCATGGTGGCATATGCTCAAGACACAGGCAAATTGTATTATGCTCATTCTGGTGTTTGGAATCGATTAGCAAACTTTGCAGATATTCCCACAAGTGCAAACGCATTTGGAACCATACAAATTGATGGACAAGATAACGTAGTAGCAGATACTACATCAGATACTATTACATTTATTGCTGGTGTTGGCATGACCATCACAACCAACGCTACCAATGACACAATTACGTTTGCATCAAGCGGTGGTGGTGGTGGTGGTGGCATTACTACAGAAGATGCCCAAGATGCTTCAGCATCAATGTTTACCGGCGGAACACATACTGGTATTACTTTTAGTTACAACGACAATAATAACACAATCAATGCAACAGTTAATGCACAAGCTGGTATATACACCGATGAACAAGCACAAGATGCTGCGGCATTAATATTAACTACTGGAACACATTCTGGTATTTCGTTTACATATAACGATTTGGCTAACACACTAAGTGCCACAGTTACATACCCAACAATGTACAGTGACGAAAACGCACAAGATGCAGTGGCCCCAATGTTTGTTAGCGGATCGCATACTGGTATTTCTTATGCGTATGCTGATGCTAGTAACGTTATCAATGCAACTGTATCATCAGAATATATTCAAGATCAAGCTGCTGCATTATTCACAGCCGGCACACACTCAAATATTAGCTTTAACTATAATGATGCCAGCAATAGAATTGATGCCAGTGTATCATTACCAGCAGCATACACTGATGAAAGTGCTGTAGATGCAGTGGGCGCGGCACTTACAAGTGGAACACACTCTGGAATTTCATTCACTTACAGTTCAACACAAGATGCTGCTAACAGAATTGATGCTACTGTTTCTTATGCCAATGTAGTATTAACTGGCACAACAACACTACAACAATCAACTAGGGTATTAAATAATAAAACTGGCAGTGCTGGAGTTAGTACTTTTACTGTGACAAATTCTGGTTCATCCGCATATTTAATAAACGGCGATAGTAATCCCACACTGAATTTAGTAAGAGGAGTTACTTATACCTTTAACGTTAATGCTGCTAATCATCCTTTCTGGATCAAAACTGCGCAAGTTACCGGTACTAGTAGTGCTTATTCAACAGGCGTGACCAACAATGGAGATGATGTTGGTACCATTACTTTTGCAGTGCCTCTAGATGCACCAAGTACCTTGTACTATATTTGCCAATATCATAGTAGTATGGTTGGTACGATATCTATAAGTAATGCTCCCGTAGTTGTACACGACTTTGCAACGGGTAACGAGTTTTATCATAGTGGCATGTTGTCTAATTTTACAGCTAACTTTACCAACGTTCCAACAACAGGTGACCGAATCACTACAATCACAATATCCTTGCTTCAAGGAGCATCACCGTACGGAATTACAGCAATTCAAATTAATGGAAATGCGCAGACCTTACGTTGGAAGGACAACACAGTTCCAACATACGGCGCATTGAATAGTGTTGACGTTGCAACATTCACATTGTTTAGAACGGGAGCATCTTGGATAGCAATTGGCGACGTTGTAGGCTACTAATTATGCTACTTTTAAAAAGTGGTAAATAAGTAATAATGAGAAAATAACGTCATGACCGTAGCTATACTTAAACAATTCAAGTCAGAAAGTGGTTTTATAACAGGCCCAGAAAGTAATTTTGGGGCTATTACAGCCACTCAACTTGACGTGGATAACATTAGAATTAATGCTAATTCTATCACAGCAACAAATGCCAGCGGTAATATTAATCTCGTAACAACTGGCACAGGCTCAGTTGTAATAGATAAACTAGCGGTCAACACAGTAAATGCATTTTCAATTGTTGGCACGTTAACAGGTAACGTTCTTGGAAATGTAACTGGTACCTTGACTGGAAATGTGACCGGCAATGTTACTGGTAATATCATAAGTATTGGCGCAAGCGCATTCACAAACGTACAAATAACTGGCGGATCAATAAACGCAGTACCAGTCGGACAAACAACAGCATCAGCTGGTAGATTTACCAGCCTAATCTCAACAACTGGCATAACTGGCTCAATTGGAGCTACCACTAAAAATACTGGTCAGTTTACATTTTTACAAGCCGATAATGCAATCTCAGCACTTTCTGTCTTAGAAAGCAACAGCACAACGTCTGGAGCACTAGTCGTTTCTGGTGGTGTAGGCATTGCAAAAAATGTAAATATTGGTGGAGCGTTAACAGTTAGTGAAACAGTGACCGCGGCTGAGCCAACTGTAAACTCGCATTTATCAACAAAATTTTATGTTGATAAAAAAGCTACAGTAAGTTTAGCATTCGCAGTAGCATTTGGACTATAAACAGGAATAATAATGGCAAAGAAAAGAATACAAAATTACGTTTTTACCCCAGGGGTATCTGGGTTAAGTAATGCGTTTCCAAATGCATACTCGTTAATTAACTCTAATACTGATTTTATCATTGATGAAACAATAGAGTTTATAAACGCACAGGTTATTACAGACACCGCAGTAAATTTACTCCCAAACGCAGTTGCACTATTAACAGCAAATAAAGAATTCTTAAAAGAAGAACTAGTTGCTTGGATTGCCGAGCAAGTTGCAACGAATCAGCCAGGATTTGCAGGATATATCTACGATTCCGCAAAATGTAAACGTGATGTTGGATATGTAATTGACAGCTATATTTACGATTTACGTTACGGCGGAAACGAACGAACTCGAGCAGTAGCATCTGTTTATTGGGTTGGATCAACTCCACAAATTGATGGAGACCGTTTAGCAGAAATTTACGGCCATGCAAAGCTAGCACTTATAATTAAAGATTATGTTTTTACAAAAACAGTATATCCTACAGCACAGGCAATTGCGACTCAAGTAACATCAGGAACTGCTGGTGAAGCTGGCGCCGCTGCTAGAATTACAACATTATCAACCATTGTAACATCAGTGATACAAAACGGGTTATCTAGTGTGCCTGCAATCAGTTATGGCACAACATTTGCCAACTATGTATATAACGAAACATTTATTCGAAGAGACATTGATGTTTTAATTCCTTCAGTTTTATGGGATTTGCGTTACACAGGCAATAGAAATAGTAAAGAAGCAGCAGAGTTCCATTTTTGGCTTAACGGAATTCCGCAAATTAACGGTAATAGAACTCCTGAAGTTGCCATATATAATTTTATTAAGAATATAACTAATAATTATATTATTAGAAACTTGCCATATGCAAGTTTGCAAACTCCAATTGTTACCACACAAACTATCAATTCTGCATTAGTATTTGAAACTGGTGCAGATACCGCTCTTGGTGCATTATTTGATGCAATTACCACAATAATTTTAGATGGTCCATCCGCAGGCCCAGCATTGGTAAATGGTGTTGGAACAATTAACATTGGCGGAAAATGGACTCGTGACCAGTTACTATTGATCACAAACGTTACAGATAATATAATCCTTTACAACTTTGCAGACCCAACTGCGGGTGTAACGCTAACTGAGCGTGCTCCAACTGATCCAGACGAAGATACAGAAATTGAATATGGTACGACTCGTATCACATTGAGTGTTGACACTCAAACTATGTCAGCGAATGATTCATTACAAATTTTCGTTGAAGACTTTCAAGAATTAAGAACCAGACCATACGACTTTGGCACAGACGCCATTGAACGTAACAGAATGTCTCAAGCACAATCCATGCTTGACGCTGACTTTGAATACGGCCTACAGCCTACTAAGTGGCAAGCGTTATCATTGGCAAGGTCATATCCTAGTGTGTTTGAGATCCCAGGCACTGATACTACTGTAACATTGGTAACAACTGATGCTTCAAGCGGCACAGGCGGTACTGGTCAATCTTTGATCACAGTAACAACAAGCGGCGCACACGGATTGCAAAACGGCGCTCCTTTTATTATTAGAGCATTGTCCACAGCAGTCACTGGTTTTTCAAGAGCAGAAGGTGTGTTTTTAGTCAACTCAACACCAAGTTCTACACAATTTACGTATTTTGCCAAAGCAAAAGTAGGTACTCTTCCTGCAACCGAGTTGCAAGAGTCATATACATTATTGCGCAGAGGTGGATTATACACTGGTGCTGACGTTGGTACACCTACATTTTCTGTTTTTAGCCAAGGTAGTTCAGGAACATTTTTCCCAGCATTAAACGTAGCTACTGGTTCAACAATAATTCCGTATACTGGGTCAATACCAACCAATAACGCTCCAGTTTCCTCTTCAGGCGCTATATTAACTGGCTCAGTGATTACCTCAGTAATTGGAACAGGATCGTCAGGATCAACTGTTTATACTGCATTATCAGGAATTAACGTTTCAGGTCTTGGAGTTGATGCTGTATTTACAGTTACTCGAACCGCAGCAGTATATGCTGTCACAGTAACAACTGCTGGAACAGGATATGCAATTAACGATCAAATCAGTATTCCTGGTACAGATTTAGATGGAACAAGTCCTAGCAATGATTGTTTGATTACGGTTGCCACAGTAGACACTGCTGGCGAAATTCTAACAGTAACTTCTTCTGGAGATGGTATTGCCTCAGGAGTTGCTGTTACACAAACTCTTTCAGATACATCACCAGTTGGATCCTCTGTTTTAGAATTTACTGATACAACAGGAATTCAAGTAGGTCTAGCAATTGATCGTGGAGATGGCACAAGCACTGCTGTCACTAACATTGAAGGTACTACAGTAACGTTGTCAAATCCTTTGACATCGGCATTAATAGGCGATGCCGCAGAATTTAGCAACATTGCACCAACAAGCATTATTGGAACTGGCACCGGAGTTAGGTTTGATGTCACAAGAACTGGGACACTGTATTCACCAACAGTAACATCAGGTCAACTAGGAACTGGTTACTTGGTAGGGGATACATTAACTATAGCTGGAACAGCACTCGGTGGGCTAGTATTAGTAAATGACCTAATTATCACAGTTACAACTATTGGTGTTGGTGGAACAGTTACGGGTATAACTAGTTCAGGCATTGGCGCTGATCAACAACTTTACTCAAGCAGAGCAACAACTCGTGTTACTGGTTTAGGAACCAGTGCAGTATTTTCAGTAACAAGGGTGGGGGTTAGTTATACAGCAGTCACCCCAACTACAGCTGGATCAGGATATGTTGTTGGTGACTTATTTGAAATTCTAGGCACTGATCTAGGCGGCACTACACCAGCTAACGATTTGTCGTTAACGGTAGACGCAGTCAACGGATCTGGCGGAATTACTTCAGTAACATTTTCAGGTATAGCAGATCCTGGAACAGCAACATATGCTACTCCAGCAACTGACCCAACAGCTTTCCCAGCACTAGTTGGCACCGGCGCAACTTTTTCAGTAACGTCGGCTGGAACTGTTTATACACCGTCTATTTTAAATAGTGGTGACGCAACAAGAACTGCTAGAATTATTACAGGAACTGGCAGCGCACAAACAACGGCAACACAAACAAGATTTGGATCAGGTAGTTTGCGTATTCCAAACTCAGTGTCACCGGCAACTGCTACTTCTTACGCAACTATTACAAGCAACACGGGCTTAGAATTTGGCACTGGAGATTTTACTATTGATTTTTGGTTCAGAACAGACTCAATTGGCACTAATCAAACGCTGGTTGATATGAGAAATACTTCATCTGACAGTGCAGTAGTTTTAGGATTTAACTCGTCAAATAATGTATATCTATTTGTTAACGGGACAACTAGAATCACTGGTACAGACAGCGTGGCTGCAGAAACATGGCATCACTTAGAACTATCAAGGTCAAGCGGCTTTACTGAACTATTCTTAGACGGACAAAGTCAAGGTACTTGGACTGACAGCACTACTTATGCTCTTCGACCAGCGATTATTGGTGCAGACTACCTAGGTGCTGGAGACGGATTTCTTGGATTCATTGATGAATTTAGAATATCTAAAGGCATTGCAAGACATACAGCAGGATTTACTGTAGCAACATCACCATATACAAATGATTCAAATACCACTGCACTATTACATTTTAATGAATCAACTGGATCAGCAGTATTTACTGATGATATTGGTGGTTATTCTTCAGGTAACCAATTTGTTATTCGTGGAACTGAATTAGGCGGCGCAACCCCAGCTAATGATTTAACAATTACTGTTCTAACGGTAACTGCTGATAAGAAAATAGCCACTATTTCTGGCGCTGGCACTGCACTAGATGACGACATTTATACTACATTGGCTGGAACACTATTGACTGGAAACGGAAGTGGCTTAACTCTTAATGTAAGTACTTCAGGAACTGTTTATTCAAACGTAACAACAGGCGCTATTGGATCTGGGTATGTTGCTGGCGATAAAGTTAAAGTTGTAGGAACATTACTTGGCGGCACTGCGCCAGCGAATGACGTAACAGTACAAATTGTAACTGTCGACGGCACCGGCGCTGTTGGTATTTTTACTGTATTATCAGGGACAGCAAGCGCAAGTTCAGCATCATACAGCTCATTAGTACCAACTAACACAGTAACAAAGGGATCTGGTTTAACAGTAACTATTGGTAAAGCAAGCGGATCTTATACATTTAATTCAGTAGGAAGTGGCGGTGACAACTATGTTGTTGGAAATAGATTAAAAGTATTAGGAAATGTTTTAGCTGGCGCTATTGTAACGCACGATTTAATATTAACAGTTACAGAAATTGACACAAGTGGATCAGTAGTTGATGCTACAGTCACTGGTACAAGCGCAGGCGGACAAGCAATAGATTTCTATTCAACAGTTATTATTTCAGAACCAACAATAGCAGTGTTGAACACAATAACACCTGTAACATTTGCAGCTATTGCGGTAATTCAAGTTACGTTTCTTTCTAATCACGGTCTAGTTCCTGGAGCTGGTATTTTAGTTAATATTACCTCAGCAGCTTTGAATCAAAATTTGGCTGCTGGACCGTTCTTCGTTGAGCAAGTACCAACCCCAACTGTTATTAGATATACTGCAAGAGCTGAAGGAAATATCAACGTTGGCGGCCTCACTGGTATTATATATACACGAACAGACACATTCTTTTCTCATAGACCGTATGACGGTGGCGTTCAATTAGGAACAGGAGGACCGCAACACGGTGCTCAAGCAATACGTATGAGTAAGAACTATATTCGTTACCAGTCAGGTAAGGGACTAATGTATACTACTGGCGCATTATTTGCTCCTAGTTATGACCTATTATTAGCAACTTCAACAGGATTGAATGTTGGAAGCATCATTACATTCACAACTGACGACGTCGATCACGGATTACAAGTTGGTGCCGATGTTAAAATTATTGGTGTTGAAACTAGCGGATATAATAACGAGTATGTTGTATCTTCCATTATAAGCGAACGTATATTTACAGTTGTTGCAACTCAACAACTAGGTGCAACTACAGCAACGCTGACAAGTCAAGCACAAATTTCATTGTATAGATGGAATGGCGCAACTGTACGTGCTGGATGTTTTGACGATCAAAACGGCATGTTCTGGCAATACAACGGACAAAGATTGGCTGTTACTGTGAGATCATCAACGTTCCAAGTTGCTGGCAGCGTGACAGCAACACCAAACAGCAATGCATTAATTGGCATTAACACTAGATTTAGAGATCAGTTAAAAGCTGGTGACAAGATTGTTATTAAAGGCATGACACACACAGTAACCAGTGTGCCAAGTCAAACATCATTGTTTATGAATCCTGACTATCGTGGTGCAAACGTTGGTACTAAAATAAAATTATGTCGTGTACAAGATAGATTCTTTTATCAAGAAGACTGGAATAGAGATTCAGCAGACGGAACAGGACCAAGCGGATACCACATTGACATCACAAAGATGCAGATGATTGGTATTCAATACACTTGGTATGGTGCTGGTTTTATTGATTACATGCTACGTGGACGTGAAGGCAATTTCTTATTCGTACATCGAGTACGTAACAACAACGTTAACACAGAAGCATTTATGAGATCTGCCAACTTACCAGTGCGTTACGAAGTTGTTAACGACGGTGCATTGGCAATGTTGACAGCTGATATGACTACAACATCAACATCAATTCCTTTAGATGATACAGACGACTTCCCCGATACTGGAACTGTGTATATTGATAATGAAATGATATCGTATACATCTAAGACAGCTACGTCATTAGGGGGTCTAACTCGGTCAGCCCCGCTAAGTAATTTCTCAGCAGGAGCTACCAGAACTTACACAGCTGGCGATGCTGCCGCCCACTCAATTAGAACTGGTGTTATATTCATAAGCAATAAAACAAGTCCAGTTATTAGTCACTGGGGTAGTGCTTACTTAACAGACGGTGGATTTGACACTGACCGTGGTTATTTGTTCAACTATCAAGCTACTTCTTTTATTGCAACCACAGCACGTAAAACAGCATTCTTAATTAGATTGGCTCCCAGTGTGTCTAACGCTATTGTTGGAGACTTGGGTGATAGAGAACTAATTAACAGAGCGCAGTTGCTACTACAAGGTATTGAAGTTACTGCGGGCACAGGTAGTGCTTCTGGTATCGTTCTTGAGGGGGTACTAAACCCAAGCAACTATCCAGTTAATCCAACACTAATTGACTGGCGCTCTTTACAAAATCCGTCAGCTGGAGGTCAACCATCGTTTGCACAAGTGGCTTTGGGAACTTCTGTAACATGGAATAACTTGTTTACTGTGTCATTTGATGCCACAACAAGGACATATGGTGTTGGTAACGGATTCTACTATGCAGAATTCCTTGCAACAGAGGTTGCTAACGTACGAGTTGGTATGGTAGTAACATCTCCGACTGCTGGGGTTCAAGCAGTTATTCCAGGCGGTACAACAGTTTCTTACATCAGCGGCCTATTTAATAGAAGCGGTACAAACTATGTAACAATTTATTTTAACAAGAACTTTACTGGAAACATACCAGTTAGCTCATCATTCTCTTTCAGTTCAATTGCTGAGTATGCTGCTCCTGGAGAAACTATTTTCTCTTTCGTTGGATTGCCAAACAATCAAACAGCGTTGAGCTTGGGACAGTTGAAAGAAATTACCAATACTGCTATTGGTGGTAGAGGTGTATATCCCAATGGTCCAGACGTATTGGCCATTAACTGTTACTTGACTGGTGGTAATCAGCAAGAAGTTTCAATTGTGTTGCGTTGGTCAGAAGCTCAGGCGTAATACGCAACCACAAAAAAACGCTGCTTAGGCAGCGTTTTTTAATGACTGAAATTTACATTAAATCAATTACATCAAAAACAGTTTGTAGTTTGGTACGCATGGTTTTGTTGCCAAAACTACTACGCAATGCTTGGTGTAAGGGTTTGGGAGATCCATCAATGGAACTCCAACACCACCCTTCGTGTTCATCACTTAATGTTGGTATGAATTCTTCTTCTACTACGCACAGATACGTGTGAAAATTAAAGACACTGTCGTTGCTAACAAATGTTTCTAACGGCATTGTTTTAATTATAGAGGGAGGCTCGCCAATTTCTTCTTGGATTTCACGTTGGAGACCTTGCCAAGCACTTTCACCTTGGTCGTTTGTCCCACCAACCAAGCCCCATGTGCCTGCATGTTTTCCATGAGATTTTTGTAGTAATAAAATTCTACCTGTTTGTTTGGCATAAAATACTGCCCCGCTACAGACAATTTTATCTTTTATAGTTCTAGTCTCCATGTACCCCTCGCATATTCGCCTTCAAAGCTCTTGCCCCATTGGACTCCGTTCCATTTGTATTGAACGTTAGTATATATGTTAGTTAGGTATATGATCTGGTCATTTGTGGCACCAGCATCCATTACTACGCTCCACTTGTTGCCATCCCACTCAATGATGTCATTAGTGTTGGCAATAAAATCGCTGCCGTCAGCATTCTTCCAAGCATCAGGTCCGTCTTCATTCAAGTATAGTTCGTATGTGATTACATCATCGATTGCAACAGTTGTGTCCAAACGTAATACTAACATGTCAGCAATATTAGATCCAGTTGCACTGACTTCTAACCCATTTACAAATACTTTGAAATCAGTAATTTTATCATACTCTGTGTTAGTGTCCAATCTATTACTGCGATTTTCAGCAATCAATGTTTCTCTGATTCCGCCGCCAATGTTGTTAATAATCAAGTATCGTGTACCAACTGAAGGTGCATCTAATCCAGCACCTGGACCACTCTTTTCTGGATCAACAATCGCATCAAATGTTCCTGGACTGTTAGGCCTACTAGTTGACGCGATATCAGTGTTGGTTGGAAAAGTGTCTGGATCCCAACTAACAGTTAATATAGTTTCATCAAGCGGATTAAGCGCAGTAGTGCCGCTAACTTCAGTGGCGTTTTCTTGTATTAAGAACAATCTACTTACTCCTGGTCTAAATTGTCCAGGATATGGATCTAAAATAGTTCTCCAGTTTATACTGTTACCCATTTTAACACTAACATACAGCGAATTATTATTAGCATGAGTAACATTCTCGCTTGGATCTAAAATCCTAGCATTACCGCCGTGTACAGTTATGCCAAAGTTTTCAATACTGGTTTTTGCTTTGTCTAATATGTCGCTAAAGTTTGGACCTGCCTCAACAGTATCTACACCCAAACCATCAATATAACCATTACCGGCAGAAATTCCGCCTTTATAAACACCCATTACAATATTGGTAACAACGCCAAGTGTTTTAACTTTACTTGGTGGACTGATCCATATTGGCATGTCAAATGTTAATGAAGCAACATCAATATTACTTTCTGCACCAACTGGTACTTGTCTACTGCTAAATGTCATATTAGTCAAATTGACCACGCTTAAACTGGTCCAGTCTAAGTAATTGTCAGTTGTTTGTATTTCCAAACTAGGATTAAACAACATCATAATTTGTTCTAATATCTGCAACTTTTGTTCAGTACTTGTACTCCAAATATCTGCTTTAACTGTTAGTTTATATGGCGTCGGCATCAAACGTTCTACAGTATAGTTTTTACCCTGTGTGCTAGTATACGCACCGTCTTCAACGTCTCTTTCGCGAATGTGTACCTTGCCTACGTGAGTAGCGTCTGCCAATCTTTCTCGGTCCATTTGTAAATCAGTAATATAAACAGCAATACGCGGAGCACTGTTAATCTTATTTTCACTGTTTTGACGATTAATGTTGGCAACTTGTCTATCGCTATCACCGTACATAACGGGCACTTGTTTAAGTGTGCCGTCACCATATTTTACTACAAAGTTGCTTAACAAACGAATTGTTTGTAACAAATAACGTCTTATCTGACCATCATAGAAAAATTGCATTATAAATCTGCCTTAGGTTTTAGAGCTTTACTCAATGCTTGACGCTCCACAATAACTTCGCCACCAATTTCTGCACTAGCAGTATTATTGATGAAACTAGTTTTAAGTGTTTGTTTAGTATCAGTGTTTGACATGGTCATACGTACTGCATCTTCAGTTTTTACCCAACGTGTTCCATCATACCTAAACAATCTATTAGGCATGAAGTCAGTACGCAAGTAATAATCATTTAAATGTGCGCTTGCTGGGAAATTTATCCCATGACCAAAATCAACACCGTTAGGAGGAACACCGTCGCCTAATAAGTAGCCAACATAGCCACTACGTACAGCACGTCCGTGTATAGCACTAGCATCTGTTCCACCATCTGCGTTGCCAACAAAACTTGCATCAATTGCCGTTTGATCCGCAGTTTGTAGTACTGGCTTACCAGTGTTTGGATCAATAGCAAGAGTAAAGAATTGTTGTGTTTGATACCCACTTAACGGAGCATCTGCTTCAGCTTGTGCTAACAATGCATTATTAATTTCAATTTCTTTAGCATTGGTACTTAAAATATCTCTCAATGTTTGAGAAGATGGATCTCCGTTTGCGTCTGTTGCTGGCTTATCTAATATGTCAGCAAATTGTTGAGCATCCACTATCTTTTTAAGTTTAACTCTGTACAAATGCGGGTACCAAGTAATACTAAATCCTTCACTAGCGCGACTTACATCTTCAATGACAAAGTAGCGAGGTAGAGAAAGTGTATAATCATTAAGTGCAAAATCATCACGCAAGTGCGGTAATTCCAACACATCACCACTGATTGGTTTACGACCCACAGTTGAAATCCAGTCATTGATATGAACAGTCATAAAAACTGTATCGTTGTCTATAAACAATCCAAACTGGCTTAAATTAAAATCTAAATTCTGTACATTATAAATGCCTCGAACTTTATAAATGCTAGGGTCATATTTTCTATCCCTATTTTCCAGTAATAAAAGATCCTGAATATTGGTCTCTTTTAGTGCATCGTAATGTGGCTCAGCAGCAGTAGCGTTTTCTTCGCTGGTGTTGACACCTATGTATTTGTGGAGATATAAATCCGTACCACCAATTTGGAACATCTCCCCAATTTGGCGATCTATGAACTTATAATCGTTCCCTTTCTCTGGTTTATATAAACTTAGTCTTGGCATAGTAGTATATTTATCGGCAGCTAAATATACACGGAGATCTAATAATGTCAAATACAAGTACAATTTTAGCTGAAAGAGAAAAAGTTTATGACTACGTCCGTACCATGTTGGGCGACGGAATGGTTGACGTTGAGCTTGATCCCAAGCACTACGAAACCGCGTTAAACCGTGCTCTAGCACGATATCGTCAGCGAAGTAGCGGTGCCGTAGAAGAATCTTATTATTTCTTAGAGCTAGCGCAAGATGTTAATGATTACAGATTACCTGACGAGATTATAGAAGTTCGTAGTATTTTCCGTAGAACAATCGGCAGTAGAACAGCGGGCGGCAGCGGCGGTACACAGTTTGAACCGTTCAATTTAGCCTACACAAATACCTACTTGTTAAACAGTACAATGTTGGGAGGTATTGCAACATACGATATGTTTGCTCAATACCAAGAAATGGTAGGACGTATGTTTGGAGCATATATTGAATTTCAGTGGATTCCCACTACCCACACATTAAGGATTTTACAGCGTCCTTTTAGTGAAGGCGAACAAGTAATGATTCGTGGCTACAACTACAGACCAGACTATATACTGTTACAAGATTTATATGCTGGGCAATGGTTTAAAGATTATACGCTGGCAACTTGCAAAATTATGCTAGGTGAAGCTCGTGGTAAATTTAGTCAGATTGCTGGACCTGGCGGAGCAGGCGGACTTAACGGGGCAGATCT